AATTTCTCCCCTGCTAGTTTGTCTAATTCTTTAAAAAACCATAATCTTTGAACATTATAACCTCTTAATGATTCTGCATTTATAGGAGAGTTTATTCTATCTTTCAATTCCTTAATAAATTCTTTGACGTCATTTAAGTCTAAATAATCATTATTCTTTTTATTTGCATCCCACCCGATAGAAATCTTTTTATGTTGTATTTTATCACTTAATGTCATTTTTATCCTCCAGTAAACTTTTAAATTGATTTTGTCTAGTTGCCATGTGAATATCTAATGTGTCTATATTCATTTCTGTATCTTTATTAACTTTCATGCCAACTATCCTTTTATGAACTGACGGAAACATCCTTACAATAATTTCTCTAATTATAAACTTTGTTAATTTAAACATGGCTCTAATAATCAATGGTACGTAAAGGTTATATATCTTTTCTCTTAGGGCTGATTCATCATATTTTTCTTTCCATTGATTTATTTTGGTTTTAAAGTTATTTTTATTTTTGAAAAAATTCTTATCTTTTACTCCGATTCCAACTACTGTTATTGGATTAAATTCGTCAGCACCATAAGAGGTAACATATATTGAATCGAAATCTTTTAACAAACTTTCAAATGCCTTCTCTGTGTACCTAAAATAATCATAAGGATAATCATGAATTGGAAATTTAAAGACCGAAGTAATTATGCAAATTCCCTTATCTTTTAAAACTCTATGCAATTCTTTCATTGCTTTTCTTGGATATTCTGTATGTTCTAATGTGTCACAACAAATTGATGTACTGATGCTTTTGTTTTTTAGAGGAATCTTTTGGTAGTTCATAACTTTGTCAACGCCAATTCCTTTCCGCATATCAGTTCCAACATATTTTATTCCTTCAAACATCGACCTTAAATCTGCAATGTGCTCTTGTCCCTTAACTTGAAAGGAACCAAATTCATATATTGGTCCTTTTATTGGTAGAGTATTGCTGCATATTTTTATAAATTCGTTTATTGAGTATTGCATTATAATTTCTCCTCCGTTACTGAATCTGTGGCAAGTGCGTTGTTAATTATTTTTATTTCATTATGACCTCTAAAAATATAACCCCAATAAAATCCCATTACTATTCCAATAAGTAACCCTATAAAATATCCCATTATGATTTTTCCTCACTTTCTGTGGCAAATGCGTCTCCAAACTCTTCATCCATAATCATACAAACATCTTCCCACATTAAATTCTTAGGGTCTAATTTAAATTCACTATCTTTTATTCTTTCTTTAACTCTATTAATAGATTGTTTAACATCTTCAACATCAATAGATGGATATTCACTTTGAGGATATTCACAACTTTGAATTATCTTATCACTTAGTGTCATTTCTTTCCCCCTTGAGTTTCCCCTTTCGTAGAGAGTGCGTTGTTTATCGGTACATCTTTAAACTTCCCCATTGATAAAAGGTATTCTCTAACTCCACCGTAGTGGGTTACTAATTGCATATGCTCTTCTTCTGTTCTATCTTTTACTTCTTTATTTATAATGTCATTTACACAATCTCCAAATGCACACCCAACACAAGAAATATCTTCATCATCATAAATAAACCCATATTTATTTTTTGGTGTTTCATCACCATCTTTTCTGCATTTACTACATAGTCCTACAATTTTAACACCAATTATCTTAATTCCCATTATGATTTCTCCTCCAGTGCTGACTTCCTATGTGCTTCGAATACCAACTCCTCTAATCTTTTTATTTCTTCTTTTAATGTTGGATGTCCAGACATTATAAAAATATAACCAGACATCCAACTTATTATTCCTTCTATTTCTGCTTGACGTTCTTCCATTATACTTCAACCTCGACATCTAAGTTTAATATTTTGTTTTCTAATTTCTCTAATCTATTATCAAGTCCTTCAAATGCTTTAAACATTTCATCATATGTTTGAAAATCATCTTTGTCTCCTATCATTTTCCATCCCCCGTTACCGAATCTGTGGCAAAGGCGTTGTTTTTCTTTAAATAAATCCAACCAACTTGAAAACCACTTTGTGGAAAAGTGTTTGGTGTTTCTATCGGAACTATTTCTTTAATTTCAAATCCATGTTCTTTTATATCTCTCATTCTTGCTTTAAGCCATATATGATTTACTGTCGCCAAAAATACTACATTATCTGCTAGTTTCATTGAGTGTTGTAAAAACTTTCTAAATTTACTAAAAGGTGGATTAGTAATTATCCAATCAAACTTATCATCACAATCGAAAAAATCTAAATCTTCTTTTATTTCACACCAGTAAGTATCTATTAATCCAAATTCTTTAAATGCCTGTAAAAAATTACCATCACCTTTACATGGCTCTAACACTCTCCCATGTGGTTTAAAATAATTAACTAATTTTTTACAATCTTCTAATGGTGTTTGCACACAATCATTTCCACCTTTTGGTATTAATTGTTTACCCATTTTTACTCCCAACAGCGTGATTTCCCTGCACTGCGTCTTCTTTATCTGAACATGGTAGACATAGATAACCTCTTCTTCCACAAATTTGATTATCTCTATTGCTAAAGAATCTTTTGTTAATTATTTTTCCACAACCTTTCATTTTCCCCATTTTACCCACTTCATTTTATTTGTATCTCTGTCCTTATATTCCCAACTCCAATTACGACTCTCTTCTGGATTATCACCAGTATTTGATAACCATAAGTCTTGCTTTAACCCATCCTCAAATTTAACTTCTAATATTCTAGAAAACCCGTTGTCATCATTCATAACTATTCCAATATCCCCCCTAGGATTCATCATTCTTTTTCCTACCCAATTACTCATTTTCCACATCCAACAGCGAGTACCCCTCTAATGCGTTGTGTTTGATAAATTCTTTTGTTTGTAAAAAAACTTGTGATATTACTAATATCAATACTGTTAAAGTTATTGCACCAAGTTCCATATAATAATAATTCATTCTTTCTTCACCTCGTTTGATTCTGAAAGAGCGTCTTGCTTTAATTGTATAACCTCTTCTCTCATTTGAACTAAAGAACTCCTTATATCTTCATAATTTCTCTTAAGGCTTGTTAAAAGAATAAACTCTCTTGTTAACTTCATCATTTCTTTAATCATTATTTCTTTTTTCATTCTTTCACCTCGGCGTCATTTCCCTGTTTCACGCCATTTTGTGAACTTAAATCTTTGTAATTACAATTATCACAAGTATCGCTTAGATTCATTTGTTCATCGCAATTTGGACATTTAATTAAACTTTGTGTTTGGTTAATATCATCTTTTTTGTTTTTCATATATAAAATTATATTAGCTTCTTTATATACTTATAGGTGTTGTAGTATATAGGTTTATTGGTGTGAATTATGGTGTGAGTTGTCATTATGATTTAATGAAACAGACAATATCTATTTTTTATTTTATAAAAATAGACTAAAAATAGATATTGAAAAAATAAGCAATTATTATATATTATTATATATTATTAAATGAAATTATATATTATGACAGGAATGTGTGGTTTTTACCATATCTATTTTTAGTCTATTTTTAACGATTTAAAAATAGGGAATTAACCTTATTAACCCGTAAGACCATTAAATCTATGGTTTTTAAAAACCTATTTTTAGATTCGTGAATTTTGCTTGGGGTAAAAATTTTTTTGGAGGAAACGATTTTTTAAAAATAAAAAATAGATATGGTTTTTTTCATTTAAAATTAATGACAGAATTTTTTAAGAGGAAAAATGGAATATTTTATGGTAGAAAAAACTATAAGAATATGTATTTATTTTTTTTATTTTTTTTTTGATTTTTTATTAATACACTACAATAACAACAGATGAATAGTGACTGATACAAACATCAGTCCACTCGCTAAAAAGCGCTTAGAAGGGCTTACAATTGATAAATAATATTATTTATTTTACTACCTTTATAAACTCTAAACATTATTAATTATTAATATAATGGAGTTTGATATAATAAAACAAATTGATGAACACCTTGAAAAGAAAGAGTGGGTAAGTAAAGAGCGAGATTACTTTCATGTTTCTGAATTAGGTAAAGCACCTTGGATAATCTATAATAATATTAAGAATCCAAAGGCAAAGAAATTCACTCCGAGAGTTAAGAGAGTTCTGGATTTAGGTAATTCTGTTCACGAGTTGCTTAACAAATATTTAGTTGAAATGGGAATCCTCATATCCTCAGAGATAACAGCTGTAGAGAATGAGTTGTTTCATGGAAGAGCAGATTGTATAATTAAATGTCCGGATGCAGACCCGAAAGAAGGAAACCTCTACGTACTAGAGATAAAGAGTTGTAGTCAATGGGTATTTAATTCTTTGAAGGATGCTAGTGCTGAATATCAATCCCAATTACAATTTTATATGTATTATCTTGGGATACCGCGAGGAATGATTTTATATATGAATAAAGACAATTGTAACCTTAAACAATTTAATTACGAGTTAGATGTTGTATTTGTTGAATCTAAGATTAAAGACTTCAAAGAGTTAAAAGAGAAGATAGTTAATAATATAGAGCCACCAAAAGAATGTTCTTGTGGAGATTCATGGTGTGAGATATGTGGAGCTAAAAGTAGGAGTATGGATAAAAGTAGGTTGGTGGATTATGACTAGAGATATTCCTAAAGGATTTAAACGAGGTATATGTGAATGTGGTAATGATTATGCCTATTTTGGTATAGATATGGGATTATGTGTGAAGTGTATTGATAAACTGGAGGTAGAGGATGACAAGAAATAGAGTTTGTCAAAAAAGAGAAGGAATGAGTGTAAGCTTACGACCGGACCAGATAACATGGATAAGGAGAAACCGAGAATGGTTTAATTTGAGTAAATGGTTACAAGTGGCATTAGACGGAACAATCAATCAAATAAATAAAATGGAGGTAAAACAATGAGTGAAAGTAAAATAAATTATAATGGTGGTATAGGATTCTTCGGATTTCTTACTCTTTTATTTATAGCATTTAAAATAACAAGTGTTATTGACTGGTCTTGGTGGTGGGTATTGAGTCCTATACTAATACCGTGGGCTATAATTATAGCGGTGATTATAGTAGTGATAATAGTTGCTGCAATCATTTCACTAATAGAATCAAGATGGTAAAAACAAAATGTGAAGTATATTCCAGAGTGTGTGGTTATTTAAGACCAGTAAACACATGGAATGAAGGAAAGCAAGAAGAGTGGAAAGATAGAAAGGTATTTAGTAAAGATTCAAAGGAGGTAAAAGAGATGAAAAAAGAACACGGACAAAAAGACGGAAGTAAAAAAGGTAAGTTAGCCGGTGGACTAAGACAGAATCAAACAGATGACTGTAGAAATCCAGAGGTTAAGGCAGAACGAGAACAAGAGGAATAATCCTCTTGTATATTAATAAATTAAATAATAGGAGGATAAAATAATGACAACAAGAGAACTAACAAAAGAAGAAAAGAGCTTCATGGAGAAGCAAATAGCTAGAATGGACTTTGAAACAAAAGGAGCAATGTATATGATTAAATATTGTGACTTAATGTTAGATGAAGGTTTACAAGTAAACTTTGATAGGCAGAGGAAAGAGTTTGAAGCACAAAAGACAGAAGCAGTAAATGCTATTGAATTAAACAAGAATACAATAGTTGAATTGAATAAGCAGATAGAGAATGGCGTAGAAGTTAAAGAGGTAGTAGATGAAGACGCTGAGTAGAAATATAAAGAGGAATTAAATTATAGGAGGTAAAACAAAAATGGCAGACCAAATAGGAATAATAAGAAAAGCAACAGCTGATGAGAAGAAGGATTTTGTAGAGATAGGTACACCTGGAACTCTGAATATGTTCTTAAAAGAAGTTTCAAAGAAACAACAACAATTTCAAAAACTATTCAAGCCGTATGATGCAGCTTGTGCAAGAAATGATTTTGAATTAGAGTTAGATAGAGTATCGGACGAGATGAGATTTAATCCAGATTCAAAGGTAAGTATATTTAATAAAATAAACTTAGATAAATATGGAGAAGATGATATATTTGACTTTATAGATGAAACACCAGTTGTAGAAGATAAACTAATCGACAATATGCGACAAAGTGTAAAGGTTGGTGTTTATAGAAATTATAAATGTAAGAAGAGAGGTCATGGATTTAGTATATTCGTTCCAATCGAAGAGATGAATAAAAAAGAAGAAGCTAAACCCGTTAAGAAAGAATAACTTTTTATTTTACGCAGAACCATTCGGCTTAAAGGAATGGTGAGGGCCAATAGTATAGTGGGAATATACTTCCCTTGCACGGAAGAGCCACGAGTTCGATTCTCGTTTGGTCCATAAATGAATGAAAGAGAAAGAGACGACTACAGAGTAAAATTATCATATGCATTACCAATAGTATTAGCTAACGAAGATAGATTTAGTGGTTTCTCAAATGAAATAGCCATATATAAGAATAGATTTTGTGTAGTTGAAGGAAGAATAATTCCAGATGATTTTATTACTAGATTAATTTCTGCATATGTAGATAAACAACAAGCACAAGCCGAGAAATTAAGAGAAGAATCAAAAGAGTTTACAAGAAAAAGAAAAGCTAATTTAGAATTAATGGCCGAAGAGGAAAAACATCATGGTAAATAAAAAGGAAGAGAGTAAAGGATTAAGACCATCTGAAATGGACGAATTACTAGAACTTAATGTAACTGACGAGATTATAGATAAAGTAAAAGATAATATTGGAAAGACGGTAGATGATAAATTAAACGAATCAATCTCATCAGAAAGACTTCGTAGAATAATAAGGAATAATCCTAAAATACAAGAAGCTCTTGCACAAGATATGACCCCTAAACAAATTATGAATGTTATTAATACAGAAATAACAGACACTGATATACATACACTTACTGAAGAGGATATATCAATTAATACAAACAAATTAATGAATATGATAATGGGATATTTAGATAATCCAGATTTGGATGATGATAAGAAGATTAAAGTTGCTGAAAGATTTATAGGAAAGTTAGCTGACTTAAAGAAATCATTCTATCCAGCTACTCAAAGAAATCTTAATGTTAATGTTGAAGTGTTTAAAGATAAAATAAATACTTGGCGTCAAGAAAGAGAGAAAATGTATATGTTAGTAGGCGCTGATAATAATGACAAACAAATCGAACTTAAAAAGGAAGAGTGAGATTGTAGACTTTTGTCAATGTTGGTTTAATTTTACTCCTTATCCTTATCAAGAGAAATTTCTTAATGCTTGTATGACTAATAAACGAGTTACAGGATTATGGTGTAGACAGAGCGGTAAGTCATTTAACCTATCTGCATATTTAACTTTTAGAGCAATTACAGAATGTATAACTATTGTTATTGCATCACCAACACAGAATCAGTCTGATGAATTATATGAGAAGATAAGAGAGTTTGTTGTTGGTAATCCATTATTACATGACCTTATAATAAAGGATACTGCTAGAGAACTTAAACTTGCAACTGGTAGTAGAATATTAAGTTTACCGGAAGGTAATGAGGGTAGAAGTATGAGAGGATATACAGCCGACATTGTAGTATTAGAGGAAGCTGGTGTTATTGGGGATAAGGTTGTTAGTCAAGTAGTTATTCCAATGATTGCATCAAAGCCAAATGGTCAAGTAATTAAAATAGGTACACCATTAGGGAAGAATCATTTTTATAGGAGTTGTTATGATAAAGAATCCGAGTATGTATTAGTTAAGGTGGATTGGAGAGAGGTTGTTGAGGTTGGACAATATAGTAAAGAGTTTATTAAAGAACAGAAACGTGATTTGTTAGATATAGAATTTAGACAGGAGTATGAAGCCGAGTTTGTTGAGGATGAGAATGCTTTCTTTGAATATAGTTTAGTTAAGCAATCACAGGAGGGCTATCAGTACCTTATAATATGATACAATTTAATTACCATCCAGATAAAATTCCAAAAGCAATTTATACTCTTGGAATTGACCCCGCCACGAGTGGAAATGATGAAGCCGGATTTGTAATACTCCAAAAGAAGATGACAGGAGACGGGCAAATAAAAGTTGTTTATACTCATACCATTGATAAGTGTAATACTATTGAACTAACTCAGTTTGCTTTATATCTACACTCTAAATTTAACTTTGATAAGATATATCCTGACGTTACCGGACTGGGTGAGGGTGTTGGTGATATGTTAGTTGAAGAATTAGGTAATATAGTAGAGCCAATTAAGTTTACACAAGAAAGTAAAACAGAAATGTTTGAAAATTTAAGACTTCTTATGCAAGAGAAGAAATTAATTTATTCTGATTTAGATAGGAAGCTTATAAAACAATTATTATCAATCAAATTTGAATTTACAGGACAAAGGAGTTCAAGAATAGAAAATGTTCAAAAGAAAAGGATATTTCATGATTCAAGAGAGCATGATGACTTGGTTTGTGCCCTTGCATTATCTGCTTTATTCTTTAGTAGAAGGGAAATGCCTACTGCCAGAGGGTATACAATAGGAAGATAGATAATATAATATTTATTATTACCTTTTTAAATAAACAACCATAATTTATAATATATAAAATGAAGTTCTCTAACCCCTTCAAACAATCCCCACAGATTAAAGAGTCAGTTTTTGTTTTTGAGCAAAGTACTGAAGGTAATGATATATCTTTTAAAAGTTCATCTACTTCTCAGTTAGACGAAAAATATAAAACTAATATTACTAAAAAATTAGGTGATGTTCATCCATTCGACTTTGCAGAGATGGCATTGATAAATGATAATTTTGGTGTCGTGTCTGCAATTACTGATAAGATTATAGATTTTGTTATTGGTCCAGGAATCTTTATAGAGTGTGAAGATGCGGCTGGTAAAAAGATATTAAATGATTGGATTGAGGATACAGATTTAACCACTACTCTTAAACCATGGCTTAGAGAAGCAATAGTAAAAGGTAATGGATTTATGGAAGTTGCAGGAGTTAATAAAGAGAATGTTGGAATACGATTAAAGAATATAAATGCAAATACTATGTATGTCAAGCGAAATGATAAAGGTAAAATAAAAGAATATAATCAATACCTTGGAAATAAATCTTCAATAAGAGAGGATGATATTATAACATTTACACCCGACGAAATAATGCACTATCCACTGAATAAAGGTGCAGATTGCTCTTATGGGCTTGGAAGAATATTTCCAGCTAAACAAATTATTATGAATTTTTTAAGTACTCAAAAATCTTTACATAGATTAGTAAAAAGAAAGAGTTCTAATCCAGTTCATGTTAAAATGGGTGATATTGCTACTAAAGACTACCCAAAACAAGCGGATATTGATGCCTTTAGTAAGTCTTTACAATTTATGGATGATAGAACTGAGTGGGTAACTGGTCCAAATATAGATATAAAAGGAGTTGATTTTGGTAATTTCGGAGATAAATTTGATACTGTTTTAGACAATGACTATCAATTATTATCAACAGCATTCCAAGTTCCAGAAGTATTATTAGGAAAAGGCTCTGTACCTGAAGGATTAGCAGAAGTTCAGATGGATGGATTTGAAAGAATGATTAAATCTTTACAGGATGATATTGATACCTTATTAGAAACAAAAGTATTAATACAAGTTTTAAAGAAAAATAAAAAAGATGTTAAATTTAATATTAAATGGGGGGAACAAAGCTTTGATAACAAATTAGAACTCATAACTAAGTTATCAGAGATGATTAAGAATCCATTATTAAGTAATGTATTAAGACTTGAATTGGAAAAACAAATGTCAGGTATTATGGGGCTAGAGATTGAGAAACAATTAGAAGATGAAGCAAAAATGAAAGAGGAAATGCAGAAAGCAGAAAGAGAAAGAGAGGAAGCCGAGCCTTTACCAAAAGTTCCAGGACAAGATTCTAGGGAATCAGTTAAGGGTGCATATAAAGAGTTAGTTGTAGGTAATACTTGTAATCATTGTAATACAAATAATATAAAAGAGGGTGCGGATATAACAATTAAAGAGTGGGTTGATTTTAATCTTGATGATTTAGAGGAAAATATTGTTTCGGTAATTGCTAGAGATGAATTTAAACAATTAAGAGCTATTACACAAACTGAAATTGCTGCAGGTTATTTAAATAAGCGAGATATTGAGAAATTAAGAGAAGTAATGTCAGAAGGCTTTTCAAAGAACTTATCAATTAAGCAAATTGAAAAGAAATTAACTGAAGATGTAAAGATAAGAGATTTATATGCTCATACTAAAACATCCGTTGATAAAGAAAAAATAATAATAGGGAAAAAAGCTAGGACAAATGCTATTGCTAGAACAGAAACTGTTAGATTAGCAAATATTGGAGCATTGGATAGTTATAAAAATAAACAAGTAGAAAATGTACGAGTTGTTGCCGCTCTTTCAGATAGAACATGTGCAATATGTGAAGCAGAGAATGGAAATATATATCCAATTGATGAGGCTTATGGAATAATTCCTTTTCATGTAAATTGTAGGTGTACTACATCTCCGGTGGTGGCATTATAATGGGAGAAAGACCGGAATGTCAGAATGAAGGATGCGTAGAAGGTGCATTAGTTCAAGCATATGGAAAACTTATGTGTGGTACATGCTTTATGAAAATTCAAAATAAAATAAATAATTCTGCATTAGAATTATTAAAGGATTAATATGGAAGAGCTTAATACAATAGATGATATAGAAGTTCAAGATATAGCAAATAAAGCTGAACTTATTGAAGAGCGTGTTACTTCTAAAACAAGTATAACTTCAAGTTATAAAGAAATAGAAATTAGTTTAAACACACTTACCTCTGGAGAAGCAGAATTTATTTCACCTAAAATTAGTGGAATGCTTGAATGTGTTATAATACAAAGAGTAGATACTACTATTGTTGACCCACTACAAATAAAAGTTGGAATGGTTAACGAGGGTATTGAAATTTTAGATATTCCACAATTTATAAAAACAAAATACTTACCAGTTAGAATAGAAACTGTATATAAAACAGCTAAAGGTGTTTCAGAATATAATGTCGCACGTTATTGTATGAATGGACCATTATACTTTTACATTAATGGAGCAAAAGAAAGTTCTGTTAAGTTTATAGTGAGATATAAGAAATGATAATCAGGTGTCCTCATTGTGGTCAAGAACATATTGTTAGTAATCAAACTACCGACTTTGTTTGTACTTGTAAAACAGGAGAAGAATCGTTAGACAATGAAAGTGTGGTTGTTACTGGTAATTGGGAGGATTATACAGGAAGTGGAACAGTAAAAACTCCATTGCAAGCAGGACAGGCAAATATATTACAGGATAGCTTAGAATCAATACAAGCAAGATTACATTTAGGAGAAAAAAATATAATGGGAGACAATAAATCAACTAATAGACTGCGACAACGTGAGGAATACTTTGAGATTAAATAATATAATATTTATTATTATGTTTATAAATAAACTCTAATTAAAATCTATATAATGGAAACAAAAATACAAAAAAATAAACTTGATGAAGACGGCAATATAATTATAGCCGAAAATGTTAAAGTTATTTTTAATGCAGAAATACAACCATTGAGTTCTATTGAGTTTAAAGACAATGAGTAAAAAAATTAATGTAAATGGTATTGCAATAAGAGAAGGTGTAAGTTTAAATGGAGTTTTATATTCTAAGGAAGAGCTTTCAAAATTTGCAAATACACTTACTGACAAACCAATTCTTAAAGACCATAAAAGTGAAGTTGATTCAACTGTTGGTTTAGTTACTACTTCTGAAACGTTAGATAACGGGTCTTCTGTAAGTTATTCTGGCTGGGTAAAAGAGGATGTTACTAAAGTCGTAGAGAAAATAGAAGATGGAAGAATTAAGGAAGTATCTATTGGAGCAATTGTTGGTAGATTAGTAAAAGAAAGCGAAGATAGTGATGTTATGATAGCAAAAGATATTCATGCAATGGAATTAAGTTTAACCCCAACTCCTGGAGTAAAAGGTACTTCTATTGCTCAATCATTTAAGATTGATGAATCAACAGGAAAACAAATACAAAAAAATACTATAATTGAAGCATTTAAATCAGTAGATGCAGAAATAGAAGAAGATATTTTAGACATTACACAAGAGGATTCTAAAAAAGAAGAATCCAAATCACAATCATCTGACTATTCAGATAAGGAATTAAATTATAGGAGGTTAAAAAATATGACAGAAGGAAAAGAAAACGTTGCTGAATCTAATGTAACTCAAGAAGAATTCGATGCACTTAAAACAGAATTTAAGACTTTGAAAGAGGAACGATTCAACGAACTAGCCAGCAAATACTCAAAGTTATGTGAGAAGCTAAAAATTACTGAAAAGAAAGGATTAGCATTTGACGCACTAAAGGTTATTACTGAATCACTAGAAGAAGTTGATGAACAACCAGCTGAAGAGGTTAAAGAGGAAGAAGTTGCTGAGGAAGCTGAAGAAGTTTCGAAAGAGGCAGAAGCAGAAGAACCAGAAGCTGAAGAGGAATCAAAAGAAGCAGAGGAATCAGAAGATAACGAACCCGACACGAAGTCTGAAGTTGCTGTTGAGGATGCAGAAGAGTCACTTGACTCTAAGTACACAATAGAATCAGCAGATAAGGTAGGAATGTCATTCTACAAGAAATAAAATGGCTACACAATTAAGTAACCCATTAGGTGCTATACAAGTCCTAGATTTCGGTGCTCCAAAAGTAATAACAGCATACGCAAGAGAAATCATCTCAGGCGGTGCTTTGGTTTATGCTAGTGGTGTCCCAGATGTAGTAAGTTCAGGTCTAAATACGTTTGTTTCAAGTGATGTAACAATTGCAGGTGGTGCAAGTGGTGCTCAATTCTTAGGAATGGCTCTACAAGATACTGCTTCAGGTGCAGCATGTTCAGTAGCTGTTGATGGTGTATTCATAGTAGGATGCGCTGGTTCAGTTTATTCAAGTCAACCAGTACTAACAGGTGGTTCAAGTTTAGTGGCGAATTTAGGTTCGTTCATTGTAACATCTGATAAAGATAGTGCAGGTACAGCAGGAAAGAAAATTGGTCGTGCTCTAACAGGTGCAATCGCAGGTGAATATGCTTTAGTCGGTTTTAATGCTTTTTAAAATGGAAACAATACAAGAACTATTAAACACTGGTATTGCTACAGAGGGCTCTCTATTAATCGTAAAGAAAATTTATGATACTTTAATAGAAGAAACTGAGAAAGCACTATTACCAAGAAGTGAAGCCGCAATAGTATTCGGTCCAGCTCAAATTCCAGGAAGTTCAATAGACATTGATTTAGCAACAGCTAATACAATGGATGTTCGAGTAGTTGCAGAAGGTGCAGAGATACCTTTAGACAATGCTGATTATACATCAACTAATTTGAAACCCGTAAAGTACGGTGTTGCAATTAGAATTACTAAAGAATTAATGGAAGATGCGAAGTGGAATTTACTAGAACACAACATTAAGATTGCAGGTAAAAGATTTGCTGAGAATGAAACAAACTTAGTTATTACTGCATTAGATAGTGCAGCTAATACAGTTGCCGGTGGTGCTGCTATAACAATAGCAAACATTACACGAGCAATTCAGTATCTAGACGATAGCGACTTTAACGCAACAACTCTTGCAGCAGGAAACGAAGTAATAAACGATATGAGAAATATTGATACATTCGTTGAAGCAGATAAGCTAGGCTCAAGGGAAATGTTAGCTACAGGATTCATTGGAAGAGTATACGGACTAAATGTTATTCGGTTTTCAACAAATGCAGCTCCAAGTTCTACATATAGCAAATATGCTTATATATACGACAAGGCGCAAGCTTACGCTATTGCAGAGAAGAGACCAGTAATGATAGATAGATTCGATTTACCAAATTGCGATATGTCCGCAGCATCAGTAACACAGAGAATTGTTGCTCAGATACTACGTTCATCAGCAGTTGCAAAAATCACTACAGCTTAAGCAGATTAAGAATAAATTTATTTTTTTTATTTTTTTTTATTTTTTTTAATCAATCAAACACAGGAGAAACAATCCATGGAATGGAATTATAAAAAACTACAACAGATAAACGGAATAGGTAAAGAAACATCTAAAGATATTTTTAGAATGTTCGATACAGAACAAGAGTTAGTGGATGCCTTAAAGATTAATAAGGTAGGCTTGCAAAATGATATAGTTGCAAAACTCATTGAGTATTACGATGATAAAAAGTTAAATACAATGGCTGAAGAAGTTGTTGAAAAAGACTTATTTAATGTAAGATGTAATAGTTGTAATTTAACACTACCCAAAGAAAATACGTATGGAATATGTCCACACTGCGGTAGGATAAATTAAAATAATTAGGAGGAAAATATAAATGACAACAGGAAGTATAACAGGTCCAGCACAACAAAGTTTGGCAGCAGGTTTTGGTTTACCAGAGGTAATGCAAGGAGTGGGTGCACCAGACGAAATTGTTCTTGCAACATCCGGCACATTATTGTGGGATGCAACTAATGGAACATTGTATCGAAACAATAGTCCAAATGGTGGAGCAGGTTCAGAATGGACAGCAGATTTAATTTAAATTTTAGGAGGTTAAAAAATAATGACAGCAAATAATAGTACAACAGATGGACTAGGTTTTGAAGAAGTTAATCAACCAGCATCTTCAACTGAAAACATAATTGGAATAAGCATTAGTGGTACAGATATATATGCAGAGAAAACTGTAAACGCAGAAAGTGTATATAGTACATATGTAAGTGGTGTAGGTAATGCAATATATGGACAAGTAATGGTTGCTCAAAATCTTTATGTAGATGTTGCAGCAAGTGGAAATGCTTTTCACTTAAATTCAGAAGGTGCATTACATTCAGTTGGTGTAGGTTCAAAGACATCAGTATATGGAGCGAGTATACAAGCAGGTTCTTCAACGCTAACAGCAGGTTCTAACTTATGGAAAGTTTTCTCAACGGCTTTTACATCTGGTACAACAAGTACCCCAATAGTCACAGTTACTAATTTGACAGCAACAGACGGAATAATGGTTCCAGCAGGAAGCGTTAACGCAGGAAGTTTTTACACAGAAGGTGCAAACGCTTCAGACGAATTCAGTTGGATTGCAGTTGGATTATAATTAAATAACACAAGGAGGACAACATGGTAATAGCAGATATAGTTAATGAAATTAATTTAGGAAGTGTAGTGGTTAGTACTACTGGAAGTGCAATTGATATTTCAAGGATTACAAGAAAAAGTGTATACACACAAGCTCTTGCAAATACTAGTGGGATTGTAACAATCGAACAAAGTGCTGATAGTACAGTTTGGAGTACACTCGGTAGTAAATTATATACTTCAGGCACAAGTATACAATCGGATGTATTTAATTATGAACAACATATTCCATATATAAGAACATCAGTAGCTTATGTATCGGGTGCAGCAACTTATTCAACAACCGTAACAGGGAGAGGAGTTTAAATGCCCCGCGGAGAAAAGACAAAAAGTCTTTGGAAAGATTGTAATTATAGAAACAATCAAATTAAAAAACGATTAGGTAAAAAAAGTCATCGTAAAGGTATTTCTGTAATAGAAGAATATGGTACTATAAAAGGAAATGAAATATTATTAAAAAATAGTAATAAACATAAAGGTAATATTCTGCCAAAAGAAACAAAAATAAAAATGAAACAAACATGGGAGAAAAAATATAATGAAGGATATATTAATCCAACAACAGGAAAAAAATATTCATCACAATATAAACAATTAATGAGTAAAAGACAAAAAGGTAAAAAAGGTTCAAATTGGAAAGGTGGAAAATCATTCGAAGAATACCCTCAAGAATTTAATAAAACACTTAAACATAAAATAAGAAAAAGAGATGGATTTAAATGTAAAGAATGTAATTATTCTGAAAAGAAATTAGTACGAAAACTATCAATACACCATATAGATTATAACAAGAAAAATAATAATGAAGATAATTTAATAAGTTTATGTATTAGTTGTTATATGCAAACAAATTTTAAAAGAAATGATTGGAAAAATTATTTTGGAGGTAAATTAAAATAGCTCTTTGGTCAATTGGGTCGTTTGCAGAGCATATTACAAATATAGTTGGACCAACAAATGTTCCAACATCTATAAGTGGTACTACCATGAATAATATTATATTTCAACAAACAGCAGTTGTTGAAAACTTTACTGGGACTAATATTGATGATTCAGCAGTGCCTGAAAAATATCAACCAGTTATTACTAATCTTTCTACAGCTCAAATATATGATATAATAGGTGCAACTATTAGTGTGCAATCGGCTCAGATTGATGATTTAAAAATTACTAACAGTAAGCAAAATTATAAAGATGCTTCTGATTCTTTTAAACAGATTGGAATGGTCATGTTAGAGGACTTAACAAATACAATGGCATTCAAGAAAGTATGGGGTGTATAAAATGACTTCTTTAGATATTTTTACAGATGGTATGAATACATTGATGCCATACGGAAGACAAATCACAGTTACTTCTTTTACTGGTTCAGCTGGTTCATCTGATTATGATGATGAATATACTTATACACAAGTATCCGGAACTACATTTACTTCTGGGATTCTTTTACCTATAAAAAATAAGTTTGGGAGTGAGGATGCTGTATTAATGGAGCAAGGGAAACTCCTAACTAAGGATAAAAAACTTTATATTAATGGCTCAGTAGATGTTAGTGGCAATGTATTAATTGGACTAGGAAGTCCGGCATCAGAATATTATAGTATCATTCCGGACGGGGTAAAACTCTTAAATCTTTCTAATGAAGATGTTTATAAGAAAATATATATTAGATATCATCAAAACGGAAGTGTGTATTAATGACAATTTCTTTTAAAATTAAGGGAATACCTAAAACTACTTTATATTTAGCAGCAAAAAATAAGCAATCAGAAATGTTAATTGCATCAGCAATGAATAAGGTTGCTTTATTTATTGAAAGTGAAGTTAAACAATCTGTTGCAGGAAGAAATGCAGAACCAACAAGTGTTGATACAGGAAAATTTCTTGGAAGTGTTAAAAGTAAATCAAGTAAAGAATCTGCTACTATATTCAGTGATGTTGATTATGCAAAATATTTAGAGTATGGAACTTCAAGAATATCACCAAGACGACATTTTCAGAATTCACTTAATAGGAATAAATCTAAAGTAAATTCCTTTATACAAGCCGATTTAAATAAACTATAAATAATATAATATTTATTATAACCTTTTTAAATAACTTACCCTTATTTTTATTATATTAAGCAAGCGAGTTTAGTATAATCCAAGCGAGGAAACCAAAAATGACTATAAGTAGCACCACATTTATTAAGGATATTATCCTATTCTTACGTAATGACTTACGTACAAATATAACAGACCCTCTTAGTAGAGGAAGTGGTTTTGTTATGACATCTTATCCAGAAGTAGATGTAAGATATCCAATTATAACACTTAAAGCAGTTGATATAGATACAAGAAGTCTAGGAATGGCATCTGAACAACAATGGGCTACATTAATGGTAGAGATTAGAGTGTGGGCTAGAAATGAAAAAGAAAAAGATGGTTTAACTAGCTTAGTAGTTGACAGATTACGACAAATTCAATATGGTGCAAATGGTACAAATGAAGAAAAAATCTATGGATTTAGATTAACTTCTGCAGTTCCGATTGAAGAGGAGGGTTCAAAAAAACCAAAGTCAATGGTAATGAATTTTGAATACTCTACGATATTGTCATAATTAAATTAATATGGAGGTAAAAAAATATGGGTATATATGTAGGGAATGATGCGCAAGTAACATTTTTCTACGAATCAGGAACATACGCAACTAAAACAGGAACGAGTGGTAACTGGATTGGATTAGTACAAACACATGACCCCGGAGAATCTGTTAATTACATCGAAGAAAGATATGTTGGTGTAGGTGATAGGAACGTTGGTCAGTATATTAATTCAACAAAAGACTATGAAGGTACATTAACTTTCCATCCTCAAGATTGGAAGATGGTTGGATTCGCTATGGGTTCAATGGTAGACTCAGGAAGTCCAAGTCCTTATTTACATAATTTAGTTGAAGCAAATAGTGATGATTCTTATGTAGCAACATCAGGAACATTAAATCCGTTTGCTAGCTTTACTGTACAAGATGCACAGAAACTAAGTGATGGAAATAATTTAGTAAGAACATACGGTGGTTGTACCGTTGATAGTGTTAGTATAAGTGCTACAGAAGGTGAGCCAGTAAATTGTGAAGTAAGTTATAAAGGTCAAAGTGTAAGTGTTGGAAGTAAAACAACAGATATTAGTAATATCAAAGATAAAGATTCTACACGACCGTACATCTTTAGTGATTGTCAAATACACGTACCAAGTGGTACAACTTTAGATGAAGTAAAAGATTTCACATGGACTATTAATAACAATTTAGCAACTAAACATTATTTGAATGGAAGTAAAGTAGCAGCTGGACAAATTCCAGAGAATAGAGATTATTCTTTTGAATTAACTTTAGATGCAACTTCGGAATGGGCTAGAACGCTATACGATACATACTATCAAGGTGGTAGTACATTTAATTGTATGTTAGAAGTTTCTCAAACTACTGGAAGTGAAGAAGCATTCTTCATAATGAGTGGATGTAACATTACAGAAATGTCAACACCAACACCAGCGGAAGGAGTTATTGAATATGGTGCAACAATTCGACCGTCGAATTGTATTGTAGTAGTTAATGATTTAGTAGAGAAGTACAACGCTTGGTAAACAAGCTTTTTTTATTTTTTTTTTATTTTTTTAAATTAGATAGTAAGTAAACAAACAGGAGGTTAAAAAACAATGGAACAAACAATTACAGTAGGAGAAAAATCATATACTTTGAAAGAGTTAAAGTATAAAGATGCAACATCATTTAGTGATAACAAGAGTGAAGCCGCAAAACAATTAGTTCAACTTTCAACAGAAATGTCAGATGCTGATTATGATGAGTTAACAATGCAAGCAGGAATTAAGCTAACTAAGGAGATTACCAAGTTCAATGGACTTGATAAACAGGATTTTCCGAATCCAGTTCAGACAAAAGAATAAGGTCAGAACTGGCTCTTTGTGATTATTTTAAATGGTCTTTACGAGATGTCAAGGAATTAACTTTACGAGAACATAAGCAAGCTTGTGTATATATAAAGAAAGTTAATAAGGATAGAGAAAAGGCAATGCGTAAAGCAAAACAAAAAAGGAGATAAAATGGTATTAGGTGGAAATGCGGTTGAGATTATTATAAGTGCTAAAGATAAATTTAGTACAGTTTTTAATAAAGCAAAAACTTCATTAAGTAATTTTAGAACTGCAGCAATTGTAGCAGGTGGAGTAAGTGTTGTACTAGCAAAAGGTATGATGGGTGCAGTAAAATCTGCAAATGAAGTGGAAACAGGATTTGCTAGAGTAAATACATTACTAGATGAAGGTCAGGATGCACAAAAAATATTTGCAGAATATGTAAAAGATTCAAATGTAAAGTTAGGTAATCAAGGTGACCAACTAGATGTATTAGATGGGTTGTATCAAACAATATCAGCAGGAATTACAGATGTTGCTGATGCACAATTAGTTATGGATGCCGCAATAGTTTCAAGTGTTGGTGGTATGGCAGACCAAGAACAAGTTATTAATGCTTTAACAAAAACTATGGCCGCATATGATATGGGCGCAGAGGATGCAGCCAAGATTACAGATATATTTGCGGGTACAGTAAAAGCTGGTCAAACTACTATGGGAGAATTAGCAGTGGCTTTTCCAGAAGTAGCAACAATGGCCGGACAAATGGGAATATCCTTAGAAGAAGCGGCAGGAACATTTGCCGGATTGACTAAATTTATGTCAAGTAGTGCAGAAACTGGTACATCCTTGTCACAGATTATGATGTCGTTTTTGAAACCTACAGATGCTATGAAAGATGCTGTTAAGATATTAGGATATGAAAGTGCCGCTTCAATGGTGGAACAGGAAGGATTAAATGCTTCTATAAAAATGCTAACTGGTTCTGTTGATAATGATTCAGAAGCGATAGCGACATTGTTTGCTAATAAACGGGCATTAAAAGGTATTATGCCATTAGTAGGATTGGGTGCTGAAAATGTTGCCAATTCAATTGATATTGTTACAGACTCAGCAGGATTGGCGAACAAACAATTAGCAGATGTTTCAGATACTATGGATTATAAATGGGGACAGGCTATGAGTAATGCTCAAAATGCTCAGGAGGAACTTGGCAATGTTATTAAAGAAGTTCTTTTACCAATAGTAGAGGCATTATCAACAGCAATAGCGTGGGTAACGGACAAATGGGAGAACGCAAATCCAGCAGTCCGAGAAGCCATTGTTATATTTGGATTAGTTACAATAGCAGTTGGTGCATTATCAGTAGCAATAGGAATTTTAACTCTTGTGGCTTCTCCTTGGTTATTAATTATTGCAGCAATTATTATAGGAATAACCGCGGCAATTATTATTTTTAGACAATGGGAAGAAATGTCTACAAAGCTAAAAGTTGCGTTATTATTATTAGGTGGACCGATTATATGGATAATTGCATTAATTAAAAATTGGAAAAATATATTAGTTTCATTACTAAGTGTTATGATATATGTATCAAAAGCCTTACAAATGGCTTGGCAAAAAGTAAAAGATAGTTTTGAAATAGCAATGGCAACTATGAAAAATGTTGCATTTAATGTTTGGAATGCAATTGTAGATTATATAGGTAAAAAAATTCAAAAGGCAATAGACTTTATTAATACATTAATACGAATAGCAAACAGAGTAACAAAAATTAGTATTCCATTAGTTCCAAATGTTGACCTAAGTAGTATAAAAGGTGAACTAACAGATATTGGTGCATTAAAATTAAATTTAGAAGCTGAACAAAAAATGCTAAGTAACAAATTAGATTTAGAAGGACAACTGTTACTTGATTCAGTAAAAGATAAAATAGGATTTGATGCAGAAGAACAACAGAAGTCAACTACTACCATAAATATTGAAAATGTTAATGGAGTAGACCCAGATAATATATCTGAAGCATTGAACGAAAAATTAAATAATACTATTGGTATATAAGATGACTCTTTATACACGACTGGTTATTAATTCAGTTGATTATACAGATTTCAGTTCATTAGATTTAACTAACTCAACTTCTGAGTATGGTATTAGTAGTAATTTCAGTGTATCTTTATTAAATATAAATGATATTTATAATACAACATTCTCGGTTGGTCAAACAATAGAGATTTATGTAGATGATTCATCCCCAGCAACAACAAAAGTCTTTAGTGGTATAATTGAGAATGTAGATTTTGGTCATAAATTTAAGTCCAATAATGAAAGAATAACTTTAACCGGAAGAGATTTGACTTCTAGATTACAGGATGTAACTATTGAACCAGAGGTATATACTAATCAAGAAGTATCGGTAATAATTAAAGATATTATTAGTAAATATGTTGAAGGTATTACAACAACTAATGTGGATACAACTACAACAACTATTCAACGAATTGCTTTTAATCATGTTAATGTATATGAGGGAATAAAAAGACTTGCTGAAGAATCTGGATATATGTTTTATGTAGATGTTAATTTTGACTTAAATTTTAAAAAGAAAGAAGCAATATCTTCAGGTGATACATTAAATAATACAAATACTCTTTCAGCCAGAGCTAAAAGCACACGAGAAGGAGTTGTAAATAAAGTATGGGTATATGGAGATAGAACATTAGTAAATGCACCAGTTGAAACTTTTAATGTTGGAAGTCCTCTTGGTGGAAGTGTTTTTACATTAAATAATAGACCCCATAATACTTCTGTAAGTTATTTGGGTAGTGTACAAACTGGTGGAATCTATAATAATCTTTCACAAGAAGGTTCTGGAACAAATTACTTAGTAGACTTTTTCGACCAACAAATAGTATTTATTTCAGGCACAAATATTGGTGATAGTATTCCGACTTCTGGAGGAAGTATAACAGTTGATTATCAAAAAGATATTCCTATTGTTAAATTTGGATTAAATAGAGATTCAATTAATTTATATGGACCAATATCAAAAGTAATAGTGGATAATGATATTAAAGACCCAACTACAGCCGCAGATAGATTAAAAACTGAATTATCACTTAGTAATAATCCGCCAACAAGAATTACAGTTACACTAAAAACAACAACAAGATATATAGTTGGGAATACAGTTATTGTTGACTTACCTTCGTATGGAATATCCTCAAGTGAGTTTACTATTTTAAATGTTAAATATAAATTAACTCCAGAAACATCTTTTGGTTCATCAGCAATCACTTTGACTCTTAATAAAAAAATTCAAGACATAACAGATAAGATTGGAAATTTAATAAAAGATGTAAATGCTTTAAAGGGTGGTGATATTCAGGATACTGATATTATAACTAGACTAGAACAATTCACCGGAAGTATTGGAGTAAGGCAAAGTGGGTTATTAGTTAAAACTCGAACCATAACTGGCAGTGTAATGATTTGGAATAGTCCTGCATTTGGTATATGGGAAACAGATAAATGGGGAACTACTGGAAGTGCTTTTGGACCATATAGTGTAGTTCATAGTGGAGGATATTTTTAATTAAATACAGGAGGATAAAAATGGTAATAACAACATATGGTAAAGAATATAATGCAATAAGAATGGGAAGTAATATTCCAGTATTAGAGTACACTGCAATAGGTAGTGGTAGTGGCGCAGTTGCAATTTCGGATACAACATTATTTAATGAAGTTGATAGACAAGCATTCACTGGTGGCAGTATAGATTTTACGGTATCTAAAAAGATAACTACTCAGTCAAATTGGAATAGTATTGAGATGAGCGGAATATCTTTAACAGAAGTTGGTTTAGTTGCTTCGGGTGCAGCAGGTGTTGGAAGTATATTAACTCACAATGGTTTCACAGCAGTTGAGTTTGATGGTACAAATGAGCTGCAGATTGAGAACACAATTGAGATATTTTAAATAATATAATATTTATTATTACCTTTTTAAATAACTTACCATAATTTAATATATAAGTATGACACTTTATATTCTAAAATTTAACAAAATGAAGGAGATTAAAATCTAATGACAATAATAAATGGACAAGTAGCAGATGCAGATGAAGTAATGAATGCCATAGGTTTAAATTTCTTAGATACTTCCCAACTACTTTTTAATGCTGCTTATATTGGGTTTGATTCAAAACTTTATAATTCCACTACCCCTAATTTAGATAATGTAAAATATTCAGTTTTTGCTTCTGATGATGCAGATGTAAATTATGGGTTTGTTTATGATTCTACTGATGATATATATAAATTGACTGATTTGAGTGGGGTTCTCAATTATGCCATCATTGAAGCAACAAGCTTTAGCGATGCTTGGACACAGAAAACAAATGATGTTGAAGTAATACAAATTAATTCTGGTGCATGGTTGGTTTATGCAACAACTGGAACATCTGAAGTTCAAAAAGCTAAAGTTCATAAGTCTCTTTGGTGGGGAGACGGAACTGGAGGCGCAGGAATTATCACTAAATCAGAAACGCCTATGATTGATATGTTTACTTCTGTTACTGCTGTTAAAGTTAGTGATGCTGGAGATGTTGGAAAGCAAGCACATATGATTGATTCTAAAGTTGGTGGTACTGTTGCTGCAGGAACTTATGATGGGACCTTTGATGATACGTCAACTAATACAAATACAAATTCTTGGTCTTATTGTACTGTTAACGCAGATTCTCAAACTACTACTTGTAATTGGGAAATGCCAAGTGCGACAGTTTTGAATACAGCATCGTCTGGAGCTGGAGGTGCAGTTAGCGATGAAACTGAAACTGACACAAGTGCAGATGATAAGTCTAATCCAGCTACAGTGCAAGTCCAATTATCTGCAGGAGGTCCAGCTGCAAATGCTTCTCATGTTGTCGGAATAATTATTTGTAAGGGAGATATAACTTGGGTTGATAATGTTACTGGAGATACAACTACTTTGGTTGATTATTTTGGAGATGATTCAATTCCACTTTTTACTGCAGCAGATACTCTTGCCAATGAGGGCGCAGGAAATGGTACTTTAATCTTTAAAGATACAGTTGCTTCAACTGATAACGCCATTGTCTCAATTAATTCAACAATAGATGCAACAAGTAGTGAACAAATAAGCATTTCTGCTGATGGTGGGTCAAATTATACAGATGTAAACAACGGAGAAATTGCTAGACCAACGGCAGGCACTGCGCTTTGGAGAAGGATAGTAATCACACGAACAGACTTAAGTAAAACAGATAATGTGACTGAACAAGCGGTTAAGTACAACTTATATTAAAAATGGAATACATAAAACAAGAAGTAAAAAAACTATTAGGATTTATTTTAATAGCTGGAGCTTTTTATATAAGTATTCGTTCACCAATCCTAGAACTTATTGCATTGGCTGGAGTTATTTTAATGATAGAACATTTATATTCATATGGACATTTTTCCTTTTATGATTTCTTAGGACATGAGTGGTTTGGTTTGATACTTTGTTTGATAGGATTCGGATTTTCTCTTTCAAGTATTATAATATTAGTAGCATTCATTATTAACATTTCATTTTACTTTAAGGAGCCAGGAAACCCAACTCCATATCAATATGCAATCCAAAAATTAAAATACGTATTCAAAAAATAAATGACAAAAAAAGATGGTTCGTGTACCTTTGGATTAGTGTTAGAACAAAAAGTAAATAATATGGAAAAAGCAACAAACGAAATAAAAATAGCAGTAAGCAATTTGGGAGATAATCTAAATGGTCGTATGACAGAACTATTTAATCATCAGTCAACTCATGTTCCACAATCAATCATAACAGAAATTAAAACACAATGGAAAATAATAACAGTACTCACTGGTGTTGTTTGTACAGCAATATCAATAGCAGGGGTATGCATAATCACATTATAATGGCAAAACAAAAAATTAAATTAATGACAGCAGGTAAGTTAGACATGACTGGATTGAAAAAGATTGGAAAATCTCTTTTGATTACGTTGGGTGCTGCAGCAATAGGTTACATCGGTAACTTAGCCGGAGTAATAGACTTTGGTAGTGCAGAAACTTTAGTAGCAACTATTTTACCTTTTATAGTTAATTTTTTATACAAGTTATTAGGAACTTACGAAAGTAAGTAATTACAATGGCGGAAACAATAGTAGACGGAAACGGTGCAGGATATTTAGCAAGTGTTAATAGTGGTAACAGACTTTTAGTTCAAACAGAAGGTATAAGTGCAACAACTGGTTCGCAATCGTGGATACAAAACTTTAGTGATTTAGGTTCTAATATAACAGGAAGTGTTGCAATAACTAATTCTTCTTTATTTATAAGTGGTGGAGTTCATTCAGAAGAACAATATAAAACCACAATAGCTTATTCGGGAGCAGTTCAAGAATATATAGGAAAGGCAGTTCCAGGAGCAAATAAATCTGGGGCTTCGTGGCAGATTCAAAAATTAACTTATGATGGATATAATGTTACTGATATAGAGTTCGCTGGAAGTAGCACTGTATTTGATAAAGTATGGAATGATAGGGGAACATTTGTTTATGGATAAAAAAATATTAGTTATTGCGTTTATGTGTATAGTTATGTTAGGTGTAGCAAGTGCATTACCTACAACTTATAGTCCATTTACTGGTAAATTAGATTTTTATGGATTTGGTGAGGATATAAGAGACTTTGCTACCACATGGTTTTATAGTAATAGTGGGGATTTAGAATTTAATGAAACTCATTTAAATACTACATTAGATACAAGATATGTAAGTCTAACTGGTTCAAATACTACTGGATTATTTAATTTTGATGGGACAGTAAATGCTTCAAAATTATGTTTACAAAATGAGACTATTTGTTTGGAATTTTGGAATGAAATAACACCAATATTTATGAACTTTACTGACAATGAAACTATTGCAATTATAGCATCACAAGAAGGACAGGCTTTAGTTTATGATATAACAAATGAATTATACCAGAATGAATTTGTACGAGCTCAATATGTAACGACATTAGACGAAGGAGCTTTTTTTGTAGAAACATCAGTTGAAGGACAACTACAAGAAATTGCTGGTTCTATAAATCTAGGTAATTCTTCTTCAACTTGGAAGAAGTCAGTTTTAAGTAAATCAGTTTTATCACCACCTCTAACTCCAGATACAGGAGATAGATATATAATTCCTTTTACAGTTGGAGGAGATTGGTATGGAGCAGCTGGTGCATGGGATTATAGACAATCCGTAACAATAGAATCAGACCAAGTAGAAGCTAATCAAACTAATTTTCCAGTAACAATAATAATTGATGATAGTGGAAATAGTATATTTGGAAAAGCACAAACAGATGGGGATGATATATTATTTACAAGTTCAGATAAAACAACCAAACTTTCTCACGAATTAGTTTATTATGATGATGGAACTGGTACAAAATATTTAGAGGCTCATGTTGAAGTTCCAGTAATTGCAAATTTAACTGATACAATAATTTATATGTATTATGGAAATAGTGTTGCAACTTCTCAAGAAGATAGTTTAGGCACATGGGATTCAGATTATGAAGCAGTATTCCATATGGAGAATTTAAATGCAACAGCAATAAATGATTCAACTGGTTCTTATATTGGTGATTTAAAGAACGGAGTTTCAGAAACAACTGGTATATTATCTTCAGCACAATCTTTCGATGGTATTAATGATTATGCAGATACCAATATAAATACAGATTTACCTTCTGGTCCTTTTACTATTTCAGTTTGGGCTAAAAATATTCCATCTGGAAGCAAGTATATAGTAACTCAGGCTGATTCTGTTTCAAGTTATAGTTCTGCTTTTATTTTAGGTTATGGAAATAATGGATTATGGTTTAATGGTAAGACAGTTTATGGTGGAAATATTTTTAGTGATGGGGAATGGCATCAGACGGTATTTAGTTCAGATGGAACTACAGCCCATCTTTTATTAGATGGAGAAGTCCAATCAGGTACAGCAACTCCTTCCATACAATCTACAGTAACTTCTGTAAAACTTATGTCAAGTGGTGTAGGAACATTAACACAATATCTTTGCAGTGGTACTATGGATGAAGTAAGAATTTCAACCATTCAAAGAAGTGATGAATGGATTAATACTGAGTATGAAAATATTGCAAACATGGATACTTTCCTAACTTTTGGAACAGTAGAAATATCGGCTGCAACTGCAACAGAATGGACTGGAAGTGAAAATAATATAACAACTTATAATTCAACAAATTGGACTTTTGATACTCCTATGCTTGGATGGGCAGTTATTGTAGAAGATGAAGCAGTTGGTTATACATGGAATGGTTCAGATTGGACTGGTTTGGATGCACCAATAAATCATAATAACCTTGGAGGACTTGATAATTGTGATGATAATGGAAATTGTAATCATTTATCAGATTCTTTCTTTGCACAAGCTACAAGGATAGCAACAAATGCTTTAAGTGGAATAATGCCAGCTGGAAAGTTAGACTTTTGGAATAATAAATATACTCCTGGAGATGACTTAGAAGAGAATCTAAAAATAGCGAAAGGTGAACCAAGCATAATTTTAGAAGATTCAGAAAATGAAACAGCTTATAAAATAAGTTATAATTCTAGTGTAAATTATTTAAATATTACAAGAGGAAATATGGTTGAAGGAGAATTTAATGTAACTCCAGGAGGAGGAAATCTTTATGTTGATGGTAATGGATTATTTAGTGGAAACATAACTACTGAAATTGGAAGTAAATTTGGAAACGATAATCAATATTTAACCTTTGAAGAATTAGATTTCTCTGGGTTTGGTGTAGGAAAATATGCTATGATTAAAGGTGTTAGTGATGGAGCTTTGGGAAATGCTACAGCTGTAAAAAATGTTTTAGCAATTATTGGTAGCCAAGAAGAAACATCAGTAGCAGGTGATAAAGACCCAACATTATTATTTACTGATTCTGTAACTCTTGCAAGTATGAATATAGGATTTAATGGAAGTATAGAAAAAGGATATTTTACAGATGCTAGTTATTATTCTTTTGATGCCATAGTTAATGCAACAGATTTCTGTATAGATGGAGGGGATTGTTTAGGAAATATAAATACTGGAAATTTAAGCTGGAATCAAACTTTTGCAAATACACTTTACTCTGATATTAAGTGGGGATATAACATGACAGATACAAAGTATTGGAATATATCGAATAACCAATTACTAGCATATAATACCACTATACCAATGAATTTAACAAGTGGGTTAATTGTAACAGGAAATACAAATTTATCTTTTGAAACATATGTTGGAGATGGAACATCATATCTAGGAATTATTAATTATGGAGGAATGGGGCTTCCAATGATAGACTCTTATTCTAATGCCCTTGAAGGATATATGCTAACAGCTAAAGATTCTTTTGGCATAATTGGAGTGAATGGGGATCCTTCTTTATTATTTGGCAATGCTGGATTAGACGAAGATGCTTTAATAGACTTTGATAGAACAAATGATATTATGAAGTTTGAAGATGCAAGTGGGGGATATAGTTTTGATGCACAAGTTAATTCGTCCCTAGACTTTTGTATAACTGGTGGAAATTGTTTAAGTGATATGAGTGGCTCAACCTTCAACACAACTTATGATAATAAAATTTCTAGCCAATGGACATCAGACGGAGCAAATATTTCTTATGATAGTGGTAATATTGGAATAGGTACAACAGAACCAACAGCTAAGCTAGATATAAGACTTATAAATGGTGGTGGATTAGTTGTAGGTGGTGTAGGTGCAAGTGCAACTGGTGATTTTGCCGTAGCAATAGGTGACAATGCGAATGCCTCCGGAATAAATTCTTTTGCAATAGGCTCTGGAGTTAAAGCAGAAAAGGCTTTTGACTTTGCAACTGGAGTAAACACTATAGCGTCTGGTGGAATTTCAACAGCAATGGGAAACAGGATTAATGTATCAGGTACAAGTTCATTCGGAATAGGATTAAACTCAAGCGAATACAATTTTGAACAACCAAATTCAATGGCAATTATGGGTGGAAATGTAGGAATAGATGAAGTTTCTCCGAATCAAAAACTTGTAGTAAACGGAGATTTAAACTTTACTGGAAACTTGATTGGTGACTACTCTACTTATAATGCAACCTATGCAGCAGGTGGGACAGGAGATAATTCTTCTTGGAATCAAACTTTTGCAAATACACTTTATGCGGCAATAGGTTCCACAGGAGGAAATTTGAGTTGGAATGAAACTAGAGCAAATTTATTGTATGCAGGAATTGAGTGGGATTATAATCAAACAACCTCTACTTATACTCTATACAATGATATTTGGAGCTCAACATACAATGCGACATATGCAGCATCAACTGGAGACAATTCTTCTTGGAATCAGACATTTGCTAACACATTATATGCTCCGATTGGAACAACTGGAGGGAATTTAAGTTGGAATGAAACTAGAGCAAATCTACTTTATTCAGGAATTGAGTGGGATTATAATCAAACAACTGCAACTTATAATTTATATAATGACATTTGGAGTTCAACATACAACGCAACTTATGCTTCTGCTGCAGGAGATAATTCTAGTTGGAATCAAACTTATGCAGATACACTTTATGCGAGTTATTTATGGGGTTATAATCAAACTCTCGGAGTAGACCAAACTTATGTGGAAGGATTAGGGTTTATCACTGGTGCACACACAATAGATACTAATGAAAGTGCAAGATTTAATAATATTGTAGAAACAAATTGTGCAGGAAATGATAAAATGATTGGAGTATATCCAAATGGAACTATCCAGTGTTCTGCCGTTGCCGGTGGTGGGGATTTTAGTTTTGTGGATTTTCAGGCAAGTTTTAATTCAAACTGGTCTGCATTAGATTATGATAAATGGATGTATAACCAAACAACTCCAGCGAATACTTATACAGATGATGTCAATTTTAGTCAGAGTAGTTGGATAAATTCCGTTTTCCTAAAAATTGCTGATATGTTTACTAAAGAAGAAATTACTGGAATGATAGATGGAAATTTAACAGAAGCCAATGATTATACTGATGGAATAGTGACTGCTAATAATGCAAGTTGGACAACAACTTATAATGAAAGCTATGCTGGCTCTTTGAATAATGCAAGTTATCTTTCAACATATAACGCTACGTATGACGCTTTTGAGAGTGGTGGGAGTTCTCCTTGGGTTTCTACTGCAACTTCAATTTATAATACTACAAGTGATTTAGGAATAGGAACTGCAACACCACAATCGAAAGTAGATATTGTTGGGAATATGTCATTGTTATATGAAAAAGATGGAGTTGCTGGAATAAATTATGCCACAAGAAATTCTTATACTGGAGAGTTTGCAAATGGTGCTGTTCCTATTAGTTTATATGGATATATAAAAAGTGAAGGAAACACAAACTCTGGTCATGGATTAGGTGTGTTAGGACTAGCAGAAGATAACATTGCAAGTGCTTTTGCATTAATAGGTGTAGAGGGTAGAGCTGATGGTGTGTCTGGAGTTTCTGGAGTTATTTATGAAGGATTAAAAGCTTATGTAACATGGACAGATTCAAATGCAGGTGATACAACTTCATTTGGAGGTTCATTATATGGATTAGATATAACTAGAGAGATAACTGATTATGATGGAGTTACTCCTAGAAATGAAGGACTGTCTTTCGGTGTTAATGTTGCTGATAGTGTAGGTGGATTGGCTAATGCTGGAGTAATGATTAGAGACCAAACTGGAGCATTAATTGATTATGGAATTGTAGTTGAAGGTGCAGATACAAGTGCTTTATGGTTAAGTTCATTAGTAGATACAACAGATAGTGCAAATGGGATTTCATTTGGATTGTCATCAGATACAACTCTTTACAGGTCTGGAGTTAGCGAATTGACTATAGATAGTAATTTAGTAACAACTAATTTTACAGCATTGGGTTATACTAATTTATCTTTTGATTCATATATAGGAGATGGCTCATCATATTTTAATTTCATAAACTATCTTGGTGCGGGATTCCCAATGGTTGATGGATATTCTTCTGCATTAGGTAGCAATCTTTTTGGTGTAAAAGATAAAATAGGAATTGTTGGTGTTAATGCTGATTCTATTCTAGTATTTGTTAATTCTGCTTTAGATGAAAATTCTCAAATAGAATTTGATAGTACAAACGACATTCTACAATTTACAGATGCAAGTCTTTATACTTTTGATGCGCAAGTTAATTCTACAGAATTTTGTTTAAATACTGGGGCTTGTTTAAGTACAGCTCTTCAAAGTATAATGACGGATACAACTCCACAACTAGGAGGATATTTAGATACTAATGGAGAGAATATTGGAAGTACTTCTGATGAAATAGAGAATGTTTATATTGCAGAAGATTCAAGAACATATTATGGTGATGCACAAGAATCAAGTATATATTTTAATGGAACAGATTTAGTAATAGAGGTTTCATAATGAGACGTTGGACAAAGATTGGAGCTGGGGTTGCTGCATCAGTTACAACTATTCTAGGTTTATTTTTTCTACTTCAATCAAACTTTGGATTTATAATAACAGACCAGACTGGTAATTTTAGTTGTGAAGGTTCATATGAGAATCCATGTATTTCTGAATTTAGTGTAAGAAATCCAACAAGGTATGATGTGGATATTTTTAATCAAGATGAGATTCAATTAGATTTTAGTCCCAATATAGAAGACTATGCTTTATTTACAAAGGATGGTAGATGTTCGGCCACGGGTTCATGTGCATGTACTCTTAAGAATGGTCAGAGGATAGGATTCAAAGGTTGGCGTTGTATAGATTTTACTGAAGACACCAAACCTATACAAGACAAAGTTTATGTTTTTAGATTTCCAAGATACTCGACAAAAGAATTTAGACTAGTTGAAATTAAGAAAAATCCAAATGATGTAGTCAAATGGGGATTCGGGGCAAACGATGAATACTTGGACCCAGTTTGGGATGCTAAGATAAAATCTATAAGAACTCCAACAACTGAAACCATAAGCAATCAGGATGGGACTAAAACTTTGACGCTTTATTCAGGAATTAGATTTGTAGAAGAGGATAGCACATGGAAAAAGATAGAAGAAGCTAAAAGTCTAAAAAATAGTGGAATAAAATGTATTGTCAAGAAAGATTCAAAAGATGATCCAGACGTTGAATGTTTAGACTATAATTATACTTCGATTAAAATTGATATTAAGGATGGAGAAAGTCATCAAATAAAAATATTTTCAAAAAATATATCTGAAAAAGATTTATCAAAGAATATGGTGTTAGAAGAGTCATTATCTGAAAAAGGAATTGGCGTAGAAATAATAAAAATTGATTTAGGAAAAGAATTACATATTGGAGCAAATTCAACTATTGTAATATTACAAGATGCCGATAGTGAGAATTTGAATGACGGATGGGTATATAGCGAAACACCAGACTCAGTAATGAATAGTGGTACAGACGACGAGGTTTTACTATGTGCACATGAATATTATGATGAAAGTTATAGCTCATATTTATCTTTTAATATATCTTCTCTTGCCGGAACAACAATATTAAATGCTACATTATCGTTAGAGACAACATCTATTGATGGATCTGGAAATATCAATTTGCATAATCTTTATAATGGTTGGATAAATTCAACTGGAACAAATACACTAGATGAGAACGATTTGACATGGAATAACCAGCCATGTGGAAATTCTCTTGATAATTATACAAATTGCAATACTACTCCAGAAGATACAATCACCACATCTTCAATCGGAACGATTTATAATTTTACAGTTACAAATACTTCTTTTCAATATGTAATAGATAATTCAAAAAACGATATAGGGTTTTGGCTTAATTCAACAAGTCATTTTTATTCAGAATTTGCTTCCAAAGAACATCCAACAGCAGAAGGTCCTAAACTAACTGTAACGTACATTTCAGCACCAGTAGGAAACACTTGTAATTATGATGGTTCAGGAAATTGGGATATAGATTGTTCAGATAATTGTTTCATAAATTCATCAATAAGTATCAATGGAAATCTATCATTACTTGGTAGTGGAACCGTTAAGATAAATTCTACATTAGATTTTAATTCCACAGGTCAAATAATATATCAAGGTTCAGGATGTTCCTTTGTAGTTAATTCTGGAGGGAAAATAAGTTGATAATAGAAAATACACATAAAAGTACACAACAAAAACATTTATATATGGTAAAAAATATAGATAATAGTATGGAGAGGATATTCACAATCGCAACGGTATCGCGATACCCATTGTCTTTGACAAGGTTCTTAATTAAATTCAAGGAGGAAAAATAAATGGAAGAAAAAGGATTAATAATTACAGCAATTGTTTTGGTTGTTCTTTTGGGACTCGGAATGTTTGTGTTAGTAAATAACATAAAAGTAGATGCACCAGAAGTAGACCTATCAGGATTAGCAACAACTGATGAAGTTGTGGCAATCGTAAGTCAAGCAGTTAGTAATATAGTAATACCAGCAAGCACTAATACAGTGGTTAATAACAATAATGTTAATGATACTACTGATAGACAGTCGGCTGATTATTCTGGGGAATATATTCTTACAAAAGCAGAGTTCGAAGATGAATCTACTGAAGCTATGGCTTTAGAACTAGCAACTGAGTCAGTTGAATCAAAAGATTTTAAGCGAGCAGTTTATGATGCATTAGTTTTATACGGTGTTGATATAGATAGCTATAAGGATATTACAGAAATCAAGGTTTTAGATGTAGAAGTTAAAAATAACTTAAAGGTTAAGTTTGACGTAAAGGTATTCTACTTCATCGAGGATGATGAAAGTGAAGAATACAAATCAAGGCTTGATGTATTTAAGGTTACTATAGACGATTTAGACTTTGATGATGATTTTGAAGACGCAGAAGTTGACGAATCATACTTAACTGGTCTAACTGTAGAATATTCAAGAGAGGCTTAAATAAGCTTTTCTTAATTTTTATTTTTATTTTTATTTTTTATTATTTTGCCTTAATAGTATAGTGGCAATATACCTGTTTGTCGAGCAGGAGACCTGAGTTCAATTCTCAGTTAAGGCGTATAGCTCCATGATGTAATGATAACATGTTGGGCTCATGACCCTCCTCTCCAGGTTCGATTCCTGGTGGTGCTACTTTGTATGCATGATTAGTCATAGAACTACGTTATTTGTTATTTTCTATATATAAATAGTGCCTGTTTTAGACTATAAAAAGAAATAGTGGTATATTTACTCAGCTTTTTGTTTTACGCCTGTTCTGAACCTATAAAGTGGACAATCCGTATCTAAACATCCCTTCCAGGATGGTTTATCTCCGGCACAACATTGTTCCTTACAATATTCCTTAATTGCTTTCAGTGGTGTTAGTTTATTTGTCATTATTAATCTCCTCTAAACATACTTTTGCTTTCTTCGCACTCTCTATCCATGTCCATTTATCAGTAGTTAGTTTTGCATTCTTTCCTTTTGCTTTTACTATATCTTTATTCTCAAAACAATATCTTAGTTGTTTCTTAATATCATCTATATCCGGTTTAAACCAACAAACTTCCTCATACATTGTTTCCCAAGTAACTGGAATCATTTCACCTTTATTTATTTTAAAACTATTATCCCTTGTCATATAATCCGTTTGTCCACCGAAGTTAGTTTGTAGAGTAGGTTTACCACAAGCCATTGCTTCTATTCCTCCGAGATTAAATGCTTCTGCCATTGTTGTAGAAACAAATACATCCCCATAATTATAAAAATTATTAAGGTCTTTAAGAGTCATCTCTTGAGTAATAAATGACAACTTGGGTTTATCCACGTTTTTAATATCTAATTCTGTTAGTAATTGTTGAATATCTGGAATACCATAAGCAGTATTTAGTTTAATCAACATCTCCACTTTATCCTTAGATGTAAATTCTTCTGAGTATGCTTTTATTAGATATTGTAAACCTCCTCTATCTAAGTTGTGCCTCCAGCCTTTAGTAGCTATGAATGTGAATACTTCTTTCTCTTTTTTAGGTTCTTCCGGTTTGAATATTTCTTTATCTACTCCGTGAGGTACTATTTTTATTTTATTTAGTATATTAATTTCGTTTGTAGATAATATTGGAAATTCGTCATTTTTCATATTAGCTATAGTATTCTCAATAGCCTTCTTTGTATGCTGACTAGGAACCCAAATCTGTGTAACTGCATCATCTAATAAATAATCAATCCAATACTCAGGAATTTTATCTCCCTCCCAAACTAAGAATCCAATAAATGGTTGTCTCTCACTAGATACCATTTTCCAATTTGTAGGTAGGTCAATCATTAAATCTATTCCATCCATGTGAATTGGTTTAGTAATCATCTTTAATTCATTATCATTAACAACCCTTTCCCATCCTTGAGGAACTTGTGATTGTAGAGAAACGTCTACACCAATATCACATAATGCATTAACTAAATGTTTAGTATGATTTGCATATCCTGAGCAGCCCCAGATTGAACCATACAAATTTACTTTCATTGTATCAACACCGCCACTTTACCTTCTATTATAAAATTGACTAATACATCAATATATGGCGGAGCATTTTCGGGTTCATATTTACACAATTCTGGTAATGTAGTTAATCCTTGGGCAAATCCTCCAATCATCAATTCTTCACTCATATGCTCCCACTCAGCACTTCTATTATAACGAATCCTAGTCCCTCCATCTATCCCATTTACTTTCCAAAGTTCTAATTGCAATTTCATATTTCAAATTCTCCTTTTACTGGATAGTTAGTCATTGTGACTATTCCTACTTCTCCAAATATACCTAAACATTCATTTAAATTATCAATGTGTATTTTTCTAAATCCTCTAAGTCTATTAATTTCTCTACATTCATCTATTGTCAATACTCTATTTTTTAAAGTAGGATTATCTTTTACTATAAGTTCTTTTGACATTTGAGAAAATACAACCATTACGTCATTTTTAGTGTTTAACATTTCTTTTATTATAGTAGTTGTTTTTCCAGATTGTCTTGGAATATTAATTATTTTCATTTCAAAACCTCCTCAGTATATTTACTAATAAAATCTCCATTCTTTTCAAATTGTTCTTTTGTCCATCTATGTAATTCTTTTTCATTCTCTTGAACCATTTCATTTTGAGTAGCAAATCTCTCTCCACCACTTGGTGTTAATAGATGCCTAGCATTTGCTGTAGTGTGAACACCAATCTTAAATCCGGCAAGTATCATTCTAAAACTAAGAATTTGTTCTTCTCTATATCCATGTTTACCAAAATGATTAAAATAATCTACTCCTGCATCATGAATAGTCTTTTTATATATTCCACAACTTCTAAAGTGGTGAGTGGGTATGATTGCTGTATCTAGGTATTCATATCCACAATCATCACCATTCTTAATGATATCACCAGCCTCCCCTAATACGACTTCGTTGATTATAGGTTTAACAAATTCTGTTTTTCTTTTTGGATTTTCATTCATAAAAGGGGAGGTGATTCCAGAAGCAAAATCATATCCTTTATCTAAAACTATTAGCAACTTCTCAAAATAATCAGGTTCCACAATAACATCATCATCCAACCTAGCACATAATTCTCCATAACCTTCTTTCATAACTAAATCAACTGCCTTTTGTCTATTCTTACTTACTCCTAATGTAAAATCATTTCTAACTACCTTTACTTTATGACCTTCTAATTTTAATCTATTAATCATACAACCTAAAAAATGGAAGTTATTCAGTGGTGTACCACTACAATCATCCACTATATACAAATCAAACTTCTGATATGTTTGAGTTCTTAAACTTTGAAGTAATAGTGCAAGTTCTGTGGGCCTATCTCTTGTACAAATCATTACATCAATTAGTCCATCTATTCTTTTCATTTTTCAGCCACCGTTATTATATTATAATCTTGTTCCTTTAGAATCTGTCCTTCTTTCCATGTCATTTGTTTATAACTTTTAATATTTTTAAATCCTAAATTAGCTAATAATCTAATCCATTGCATTGGTCCTAATACAAATATATGGTCTCCGTCACCTTTTAAAATCTGATGTTCACAATTATTAGGTGTAATACTAAATACTTTTCCACCATCTTTTAGTACTCTTTTTATTTCTGAAAATGCTTGTGCTAGATTAATAAAATGTTCTGCAACGTGACACATAAATACACAATCAAATTCATCATCTTCAAATGTCATATTATGAACATCCATCTTTATTGATTTCCCTTTGTATTGAGATTGATTATCAATACAAGTATATCTATTAGCATTAAAAATATATTCAAAAGAATTATGCCCTGCGCCTATTTCCAAAACTCTTTGTGGGAAGTTCTCTTCTCTAAACTTTTCAACTTCTTCCATTGCTAAATCTCTATGTGTGTAGTTCATTTTATTGTGTATAATGTTAAAGAAATTCTTTGATGGCCTTTTTCAGTTACGTTTAATTTATCGTCTAATATTAATTCTATTTCTGCAGTGGTTATACATTGTTTAGATATTTCTTCTAGTGATTTTTTTAAGTATTCTTGTAGTTTCATTTTTCAAATATCATAATCTGCTCCTTAAACAGAAAATGTTCTGGTGTTTTAATTAATTTTAAATCTTTGTCTGTGAATTGTTTAATCCACCATTCTTTAGTTTCTTTGATTATATGTGTTGGGTCTGCTTCTAGGTTTGGGTCTCCTAGTACTGGAACACTTATTAGAATGTATTTACTTGAATGGTTTATTATATTGTTAATAGCTTTATCTAAGTCTTTATATTTTAGATGTTCTAATAAATCAAATGCTATCACTAATTTAACTTCTGTTTCAAGGTAACAATCAATTACATTACCTTGCAAAACATCGTGACGAAGTAATGAATTGTCTACTGCATATTTACTTAATTCTATTCCCATATAACATTCTTCATCAATCATATCAAATGCATATCCGTACGGTGCTCTACCACAACCAAATTCTAATACTTCAAACATTTTATCATCATCATCAAAAAAGTTGTGCCATTGCTTAGCCATTATAAAATGTTTAGTCTCCAATCCTCTATTCATAAAATAAAGTTCATCCTTATCAAGCCCAAATTCATCTAATATTACTTTTGGTAACTCCACAGGGTTGAATTGTTTAGTTGGATATTGACCAAACAAATGTGCTTTGTACCAACTTGCTAAATACTCTGGTGTGTGCATTTGTGACTTTTTCATGTGGCTATCATAACGTTTCTTGATGTCCCATAAGTTTGGAATGTACGCAAGATGCCAGATTGTCGTACAAGCTGTTCCTCCCACTACTTCACCTTGTAACACTGGATGTTCAACTTCTGGATATTTATCGGCTTTATTTATTTTAAACAATCTGTTTAGAACATAATGAGTTTCAGCAGTTGCATCCTCATGCGCTAAATCCTGAATCAAATGTCTCATCTTTACAGAAAACAAACCTTCTCCTAATGGGTCGTTAATAAACTCTTTAATCTTACTCAAGTCTTCTACTACTTCGTCAGCATCTAAACAAAGTGCCCAATGGTCTGGATAGTTTTCTTTCAAATATTTTAAATAAAAGTTCCTTTGCTTTCCATTCATCTTTTTATCCTCTTGGTCATACTTATTGCTTATTATTGACTTCTTTCCTATTCTATTCTCTACTATATCAAGAGTTGAATCCGTACTACCACCATCACAATATATTCTTGCATCTGCATCTTCAGTACTATCTAAACACATCTTAATAAATTTTTCACAATTCTGTCCCATAATCATTACTATTAATTTTTCCATTGTCTTCTAGCCTCCTCTGTTAGTTCCTCGATTCTTTGTGCACTTAATTCTTCAGTATCTATTACACATCTTGCACTTTGACCGGCTTGTAAATATTTAGTAAAATCTCTATCTTTTATAGTTATTCCGAATTTCTCTGGGTAATTCCATATTGGAGTTCCAGGGAAGGGACAAAGATAGTAAAAGTCTGCTTGCTTCATTCCTGCTTTTTTAAGTTTTCTTGAAAAGTTCATTGTATCCCTAGCTGTATCTTCTGTCTCTCCTGGAAGTCCCATTATAAAGAAACCTTTAGTATCTATTCCTCTCTCTCCAGCCTTTCTTACTGCTTCATATATTTGTTCTGGTGTTTCCCTTTTATTAATTCTCTTTAGTATTTCTTCATTCCCACTCTCTACTCCCAAACTTAATACTTCACATCCTCTTGATTTTAATTTATCTAACTTACTATCATTTAGAGAGTCTGCTCTAGTTGTAGCTCTAAATGCCAACCCAGCATTCTGTGCCATCATTCCTATTTCATCCATTCTATCTTCTCGTAAGGTAAACATGTCATCTAAAAAATAAACTGACTCTACTCCATTTTTTTCTAATTGTCTTATTTGTTCTTGCATTTTCCAAAGTGGTTCATCTCTTACTTTACTTGAAAAATTACCACAGAATGAACACGAATAAGGACATCCTCTACTTGTTATCATTGTTCCTTGTCTTCCATCAATTGTATATTCCCCTAATTCATTTAAGTTTATATTAGGAGTTTCATTTAAGTCTGGAGTATCTCTTGGAATTACTCCATCTTCTCTTAATGCTCTTTCAAGTGCATTCTCTCCTTCTCCAACTACTACTGCATCAAAATATGGTAATAGGCTTTCCGGCATTGCTGTTGCATGATATCCACCTGCTACTAATCTAGTTTTTCCTTTTAATCTTCCGGCTAACTCTTTGGCTCTCTCTAACATTGGACTTGTGTAAACTGATATTCCCACTGCATCAGGTTCACTATAATTAACATGTTCAACAAAAGCCTCCTCAGAAAATTTATTTAAATCATATATATCTGTGGGATGTCCTTTAGCTCTCATTGAACTAGCTATACTTAATAATCCTGTTGGAACTCTATCACCCGCATGGTCAAGTATTCCTCTTTCATTTAAGTTAACTAAATCTACCTGACTCATAATCTAGTTAGTTCCTCCATAACTTCATCCCACTGATTTATAATTAATTTCCAATCATATTGTTTTAATACTGCTTTTCTACCATTTTTTCCCATTCGTATTCCTTCTTCTCTATTATCATAAAAGAATTTCATTTTTAGTGCTGCATCCTTTAAACAACAAATTCCTCTTTCAACAGCAAATCCACCAGTTATTGTTCCATTAACTATTTCATTTTCATGGACCTTTGGATTTTCGTCTTCTTCTGTTCCTACTAAATTTATTCCCAATCCGGCATCATTATCCAAAACTAACTCTTGAGTGGTTGTATAGTTAGTTACTAAAGCTGGAACTCCACATGCCATGGCTTCTAATATAGGCATTCCAAAACCTTCTCCAGAAGTGGTGAGTATAAACATATTCATACAATTAAACACGTCATTCATTTGGTCATATGTAAATCCTTTAAAATATCTCATACCAGTAAAAATTACTTTATTCTGTACTCCATATCTTTCAATCAATTGTGGTAAAGAAGATACTGCCGCTGGGTCTTGAGGGTCACAATGCATAACTAAAACTACATCATCTCTACCCTCTGCAAATAATGCAAAGGCTTTAATTGTTCTATCTAACATTTTTCTACCTTGATTTCTTGCGACTGTTCCAATAACAAACTTATCTTTAATTCCCATTATTCTTTTAATTTCAATTTTTTGTTCTGGTTCTAATGGATGAAACATATCTATATTAATACCATGTGGAATAAATCCACTTGAAATTTTATGCATACTTTCCACTTGTTCTTTTCCATATCTACTCATTGAAATAGATTTATCCATTTTTTGTAATGTAGTTTCACATCCAAAAGGTAACCCTGAACCACCATCACTTGGATAATAGAACACTGTTTTTGCTTTACCAAAATCATGTTGTGGATAGAATGGTGCCACCATGAAAGTATCTAATAACGTAACAAATACATCTGTATCTAATTCTTGTAATTTATGGGTAATAATATCTTGACAATATGGTCTTAATCCATTTCCATGAATTGTAAAGTTAGTTTTAGTTCCATCTTCAAAAGTAGTTCCTGGAATTTGAGTTTGTCCTACATAATTATGAGCTAATTGATGACAATTATATTTTGGAGTTCCATCTTCATTTTTTAATTCTGATAATCCATTTAAAATATGTAGAGTCATAGTGGCATACCCAGTTGGTAAGAATGCACTATCGGAAAGCCAAGTTATATTTTTTGTCATTGTACAATCTCCTTTTCTTTTGTATATTTATCAAAAAAGGAATCATCTTTAGACATAACTTTTATATCACATCCAGAACTAAATATCATACAATTATTTTCTAATTTTAAAATAAATTTTGTATTTTTAAATTTTTCTGCAATAAAATTTGGGATTGTAATAGCATGTATAAGAGTACCTTGTTGATTTTGAGCAACTTGTCTTATTTTATATTGATAATTTACTGACCCTTTTTTTCTCATTTGATATAATAATACGTTCCGAATTTATTTGGTACAAATACTTCTCCACTTGTTATTAAAGATTCTCTTAATTCTTTATATCTTATTTCATTTAAATAATCACATTCTCTTATAAAAAATACACAATTTGGACAACTATAAATATATTCAATATTAGTATATTTATGTTTTTCTGTTAGAATAATATTATTTCCTATTTTTTTAAATGATACATCCAATGGTTTTTTATACATTAGTCCATTACAATGTGGACAAATAATATATTCATCTTTTAAAAGAATACATTTTAATTTATCTAATGTAAATTGATTAAGTTTTCTTATTCGTACAAGGGAATCTACAAGTGGTTGGTCATCAATATTTAATGCTGTAGGTTTATAACTTTCTATTTTTATAAGTTTCTTGAGTCTAGCTCTTATATCATTTATTTCTTGTTGAGTTCTGATTTTTAATGTTCTAAAGAAATTTTCATCTGCACCACTTGGTGACACTATCACTCTTTTTTCCCACTTGTTATCTTTATTAAAATATACCACAAATTCTATTTTTTAATATCTCCAATTTTATTTTATATTATATTAAAGTGTAATCTATATATAAAACCTTTTATGTTATAATATATATGTTACAAAATATAATTATGACATGGGCTTAGGTTCGTCTGCTTGTTTTATGGTAACTGAACATTTCCCCATTGCCCATGAGTATGAAAAGGGAGAGCTAGTGTCCTAAGACTTAACTACACTCTCCCAATTTGGGCTTCACACGATTTTCACGTGACTTTACCTAGCTTCTGTATTAGTTCCCAATGCCCCAGACAGGATTCGAACCTGTGTCTCCTTCCATGTCCACCGAAGCGACCTCCTTCCGAGTTCTACCATTAAACTACTGGGGCTTGTTTAATTAATCAATCTCATTAATTAATTCTTGTGCTTGTTTTTTACATTCACCTTGTTCCATATACTCACCACATGAACAAAGTGACATTGTAATATTATCACTTTTCATTGACCGTCTGTAGCAGTTTGGGCATACCCATAGTTTCATTTTACAACCTCCGCTTTAGTTTCAATGGAACACTCAAAACAAGTAGTTCCATCTTCGGACATTTCTACGTAGTCACTATCTACATTCCGGCAACACTTTGGACAATAGACAATACTCATTGTCCCTCTCCGTACTTTTCTCGTAGCTTCTTATCAACAAATTCAATCTGTTCAAGCAAATCAATTCCTTCTCTAGCCACAATCCTTATTTCCCAATTGTAACCTTTGCTGTTTTTTGTCAACTTAATTGAGTCTTTCTGTTCAATAGTAACTGCTTGTTGTTCTATATTTTCCATTTTATTTTTTATCCTCCATGTATTTATTTTTCAGTTCTTCGTAGTTCTTCATTATCTCCATAACTACATCTTTATCTAATTCAGACAAATCGCATACGGTTGAAACCATAAACATATTTGTTATGCCTGATTGTCTTACTGTTTCATAAGCCATAAATTCTTCTTTAGTTATTTCTAAACTCATTTTATTGCTCCCATTACGATTTCAGAAATGAACTCGTAAATTTCTTCTATACTAAATCCTTCTTCTTTCAAGTCTTCAATAATAGACTTAATTCCAGATTTAATTTTCTCTCCATCTGATATCTTTATCAAACCATCCATTCTTTGGAATGGTGTTTGTTCTTCTTGTTCTTCTACTCTTTGTTCTTCTGCGAACATCTTTTCTGCTTCATCAAATCTCATTTGCTTTCCTCCAACTTTTTCATTTGTCTGTAGCAACCTATATGGTAGTTGCTTACATAGTCGCCAATCACTCTATTACAAAACTTACATTTGTTTTGTGCTTCTTCTGCTTCTTGCTCATCTAATTCTTCTTCTGTAATACAAGGTTTTTCAAACCCTAAATTTACTTCAGCTTCAGCAACAATGTCTCCAACATTGTCTGATTCTTCTTCTATTCTCATTTGCCTTCCTCCATTTGAGACTTTATTATCCCAAGTTCTATTGCACCATTGTAACACTCTTTTACTTCTGCAACACTTCTACTTTTTAGGTATCCTAATCCATTATACCCACCTATTCTATGTTGAACTTCCATCAACTCCGAAAGCATTTCTGTTTTCGTTTTGTTTTTATTTATTTTTGTTTCCATTTTATTTTGTATTTTTTTTAATGGTGTTATCCATTATGTTTTCTTATATATATTATTATATTAGTTACTTTATAAACCTTTACATATATACTACAACATAACAATGTTTATAAAGGGTTATTTTTACCATAATCCTTTTTGTTCCATTCTTTTTTCAATCGGGATATATTTTTTCTTTCTTAATATTTCCAATTCAAACTCTGAATTAAAATATTTCAATTCTTTCAAAATAGGATTCAAATTTAAATCATTATATGTAAGATATTTTTTATATTCTTGAATTGTACAATATTTCGCCATACTTTTTCCAATACCAAATTTTTTATTTGGAATTAAAAAATGAAATCCTGGACCAAGTTTTGAAGTTTCACCCTTTGGAATATATTCGTGTGCTTGTGCATTCATACAATTTTTACTTTTATATGAACTTAACTTTTTAACAGATACTCTTTTAGATAATTGATATATATCCTTATTTAATTCCTCATGTATCCATTCTTTTATTTGTTGGTCTGGGAACTTTGCAACATGTGACTTTAAAATATATGGTGTCATTTTTTCCCAAAATATTTTCTTACTTAATTTAGAATTACTTCTTTTAACAATACCTAAATTTTTAATAAATACTTTTTTCTCTCCTTTATCATCATATACAAAAATATAATTCTTTTTCATAAGACCTAATTCCTTATTTTTTATATCATCTCCTTCAACTTCTGAATCTTCTTTTTTATGTCCACCTTTAAAAAAATGAATAAAATCTATTTTATAATCTATATCCATATCAAAAGTATCTTGTGGAAAAGGAATGTTATTTTTTATGTCTGCAATAACTTCTTCCTTATGTCTTAACATTTTTTCTTCATCATTAAAAACATCCTCCAAATAAACACTATCAGTATCTCCATAAAAAACATTATATCCTTCATCTTTATATTTTTGCATTGCTAGTTTAATCCATTGTTGTGCTAACAAACAACAATCATTTCCTGCTACATCATCAAATACACTTTTAAAAACTGGATTCCTAAGTAGACCATAAATAGTATTCATTACAATTTTCAGTCCATATTCTTTTTTATCCTTTTTCTTTTTTAGTTCCTTTCTTTCTTTATAAATTTGAAGTAGGGCCCAACTAATTTTATTTATATCTTTATTTTCATAATATCCATTTATTTTAAATTTATCATTACCGTGCCAACCATAATCCACTTGTTTATTTCTACCATACAAATTACATTGAATCATTATATGTGGATACAACGATGCAAAATCTAAGCAATAGATATTACCTTCTAGTTTTTCACAAGCTGGATAAGCAACATAACCACCTTCTCGCAAACTTGAAGTATATTCTGCATCGTCATCATAAATTTCTTCAAGACCAACTTTATCACATATTACTTTATAAGCATAAACACTAGGAGCACAACTTAAATGTTTTAATTTTTTAGCATCATCGGGATGTAAATGATGTTTCCAACTATCAAATGTGTTCACCACATATTCCCACAACTTCTTAGTGATTTCAATATCTCGTTTAGTATAGGTTTCAATTAAAGTAATTTCTTCATCCATAAATTCTTCTTTATTTAAAAGAGTATAATCAAAATCTAATTTCTTACTACTATCATCTGTCAAACCTAAGACTTGCGTAATAACATCTAAACTTAAACTTGGTAAATGATATGCCAAAACTGAATCTTTAAATTTTATTGAACTCATTCGTTGTTGAATTATCTTATATAAATCTATTTTTATTTTATATGTAATATCTATTCCAGATTGTTCTATAATTGGATTATCATAATTTTTTGTATTAAACCCAACAATAAATTTATGTTGATTTATTATTTTTTGTATATCAGATAAATTTTGATAAACATAATATTGTTTTGTTTTATAACTATAAGCACCAAAGAATTTCATTTTATGATTTTTAGTATCACTAACATCATAACCATAAGTAGCACATTCTATATCATAAATTAGAGTATTTTTAGGTATTTTGTTAGTTATCATTTTAAAATAAACTTGTTTGTTTAGTTATATCTTTTTTAAGATAGTGTTTATACTTATTATAGGCAATGTTAAACCCATATTGGTCGCAACAATCTAAAAATTCTAAAGAACGTTTAACATCATCACTTATTTTAAAATTTTTAATTATAATAGTTGTGTAATTGTCCTTAGGAATTGAATCCAAAAATATATTCATTTTTAATAAATGCCATAGGTTGTGCATTGTACATTTTCTTCCAATTTCTTGTTTATCATTTTTCATTAAATCATGATAATCTGTTACACTACAAACAGGACATACACAAAACTCCTTCGTAAAACCAGATAAATTTTCTGATGATAATTGTAATGTGTTATTTAAATTTAAAGGATTAATAAATTCATTTACTCGTACACCTTGTAATAATGTTGAACTATCAAAAGTTGAAATCATATTTCTAATTAAAATAATCATTCTATAAAATGAACCCATACCTAAAAAATGTACATAAATTCCTTTAGAAACAAAATTATCATAGGCATGTCTTGCTGCCATAGAAATAAATAAGTTATCACCACCCTTTGAGGCATATACTATTCCACCAGGAAAATATTCCAAATACTTATCAACACCACCTAATTCCTCTTTAAATAGGTTCATATTATAGTCAATTTGATTAATTGATTTACCTTGCATAATATAACAAAATTTTTTAAATTCCTCAGGGTATTTTTCTTTTAAATATTTTGATTGTTTTAAAGCAACATCAAAATTATCTTTAATAGTTGCAAATGCCTCCGTATCATTCATGTAAACAAAATTTGTTAATGAACCCTCTGATGCCTTTTGGTGTACTGTTGGTTTATCTAACGAAAATATTTTTGATGCTTTTAATCTAATTTGTTGTAAAATTGAAGTTTCCCAATTCAAATTACAAGTACCTGAAACAACCTGGAAACCTCCACTATCAGTTAAAATAAACATATTAGGAGATTGACCTCTAATAATATTCATCTGTTCTTTTTTAAAGTGTAATAAATTAAATAATCCAAATTCATATAAATAAGGAGAATCAGCACTCCACCAATTCATATGTTTTTCTACATGACCATAACCACCATGAACAGGAATGTATCTACTATTCAATTCAGGAATTTTAATTTGCATCTATAAAATCAGGAATTGAATCCCATACATTTACTTCATGCTTTATATCATTACACATAATATTACATTCTGTTAAACGACCAAAGTCAGATATTTTAGCTATCCAATCATGATTTTTAGGATTAGTAATACATTTGTCTAATATTTCTAGTACACTATTTACTTTCCAAGTTTTATAAAGTCTATCATTTGGAATAAACTCAGGAAAACTTCTAAAGTCTGGAAAACAAATATCACATTCACATATGGTAGATTCAATTACTGTCCAACTAACATAATCCTGCAATGAAGTATTTAATTGTATTTTTGAGGAACACAACAGCCTATAATATTCGTCTTTTGTTATTCCCTCTTTTAATATAAATCTACTATTTTTATTTGCATAATCCCTTAATTTTTTAACAACACCTTCCTGATTACTTCTTATTTCTTTCCCTGAAGTTGTAACATATATTTTCCAATCAGGATATTTCTTTAAAAACTTTTTTACCACACTTAACATAAATAATGGTTTCTTTTCCCAATCCAATCTTGAAGAAAATACAATTGCGTTTTCATTATTTTTAGGAAAATCTTTTATTCTTTCTTTAACTTCATTATAACAAAAAGGTAAACTCACTATAAAAATTGGTGCTTTAAATCCAGCTTTTCTTAATTGTTTTTTATGAATACTAGAACCAACAAAAATTCCACCATATTTAAACATTTTGTCATAACCTAATTCTATTGGTCGCATCCATTCCTTCATTGTATATGTAAAATCATATGTATCAACAGATTGTGCGTGACACATTGTATATATTTTTAATTTCATTTTATATAAATCAATTGCATATTGAATTGCCTCTATTCCTGGTGTCCACATATCCTGAATATAAACAATATCATTATCCTTAACATTACCATTTCTTATTTCTTCTAAAAACTTTGCAACTTGTGTTAAACTATAAATTCCTCTACCAGTTGCATCCAATACACAACCAACTTTAATTTCTGTATCAATTGAAGTACCTTCTATTACTTTAAAAGTATCCTCTGATTTAATATATTGTTTAATACCGTCAGGTATCCATTTTCCACAAAGTTGTTGAGTATACCTACTACTTACAATTTCCAAAGGTAAATACCATACAGTACTCATTTTATAACCACATCCCCTTCATATGCCACATTTTTATCAGTATGGTACATAGTGCATAATGATGTTGCATAAACATTAGTTCTATCCTCAACTTTGATTGTGTCTGTTGGTTTTAATAAAGCAACATTCTTATTTTTAAATGTAACTATCATATGAATTTGTTTACATTTAATAATATGATGTGGTACAAATTGTAAACATTCATTTGATATTTCAAATGTTATTACATATCCTTTATCAACTAACTCCATCATTCTATTATATCTAAAAACAGGATATTGATGTCCAGCACCAAAATATAAATGAGAAATTACTTTATAAGAATTCAATATTTTAACTATATCAGATAAATTTTGGTCACCCTTAATAAATAATGTTCTTAATCCAGTGAATCTACCTTCCATCTCAGTACCAATCCAAAAATCATTCATATTCTATATAACTCCCATTTTCACCATCTTCTGATACTTCAATTTTTATTTTTCTATCAGGATATTTTTTAGTTATTATCCCTTGTAATTTATCACTAATCATTTCACAACTCATATAATCCAAGTTGGATTCACTAATTAAAGTATTTACATATTTTTTAAAAATAAAGAATTCAATATCTCTATCATCATGAAAAACTTCAATCCATACTTTTAATTTAAATATATGTCTATGAGTTAATTTTAAAAATTTAACTTCATCAGGTGCGTCTGGATATTTGTGAAATCCTTCAAATTGTGTAGTAATCCAAATAAAGCTTGACATTTAATCCTCGTCCCCCACTCTAGGAGCCAAATACCATTCAAATGTAATATCTTCATTGTGACATCCAACTTTACAAGGTACATCTTTTCCAAAAGAAAATTCAATTTTATCAACCATTGATTTTATACCCAATACTGTAACTAAATAACTAATGTCATAAAAAGCAAAAGTGTCACATTTTAATATTGGCACAGCTGTAGTAAATACTTCTCCTGAAATCATATTTGATTTTATTGTAGTTTTTAACGTATCATCTTTACTTTCAAATCTTGCTACAGTAGTAAATTCTAAATGTTCTGTTATTAAATTAAAAAAATCCATACAATCAATTGTCCATGAAGATTCATAGTTTGGTTTTGGAATATCCCGCTCATCCTTTGGAACTGTATAAGTTTTCAATGCAAAAAAAGACTTACCTGAAACAACCTTTATTTCACATCCATTCTCTGTAATCTCAATTTTTAATTCTTTCTTTCCTAATTTTTTAATAATCTTATAAAATAAAAGAGTATCAATTGCAATTATAGTTTCTTTTGGCATGGTATATTCATCAAAGAAACTTTTCTTTAATGTTAGAAGTCCTAATGAAAAACCAGACAAATGAGCAAACCTTACAAACAATCCTTCTTCTCTAAATTCAAAATTAGTTTCTGCAGCAACATTTTTTATAATATCTAAAAGAGAAATAAATTCTTTAATATTCTTTTTTATTGTAATCATTTTATTAAACTCATAAACTCAGCTCTTACTGTTGGCTTTGTTTTGAATACTCCTCCTAATTTACTCGTGATTGTACTACTATTAATATCTTCCACCCCTCTACTTTTTACACAATAATGCTCTCCTTCCATTACTATTGCAATATCGGAAGTTCCTAAAATACACTCTAAAGCATAAAATATTTGTTCGGTTAATCGTTCTTGTATTTGTGGTCGTCTACTAAAGTATTCTACTATTCTATTTAATTTGCTTAATCCAAGAACCTTTTTATTTGGTATATATGCAATATGAGCCACTCCATCAATAGTTACAAAATGATGCTCACAATTACTCATACTTTTAATATTCTTTTCTAAAACCATCTCATCATATTTCATTTTATTATCCACAACTGTACATTTAGGAAAATTACATTCTTCTAATCCCCAAAATAATTCATTAACAAACATCTTAGCAACTCTTTTAGGAGTTTCTTTTAGACTGTCATCCTCTAAGTCTAATCCAAGCATTTCCATTATACATCTCATCTCACCTTCAATTACTGATAACTTATCATCCTCACAAAAAATATCGTGACTCATAGGAGTTTGTACCCTTTTTTTAATTAAATATTTATTCACCTTCTTTCCAAGTTTTACATCACACTTACTTTTATCTAACATTATGATTATTCAAAATCTGGTATAGTAGTTTGTACTTCTTCCATTATTCCGAATCCTCCGTATTTAATTCTGTTTCCCAATCTTCCCAAGGAAATATAATCCAAGTATCTTTTGATACTTTATGTCTTACAAAAAAGTTTGAAGTGAAACTCGACCACGGAGCTTGATATATTGTAGCAATATCATTACATTTAGAAATTTCATTAAGAGTATTACCAGTATCATTTATATCATCAGCAACTAATGTATTATTTGTAATATCTTCTGCATTATATACTAATGGTAAATTTAACTTATGAGAAAGAGCTACTGCAACGGGAAGTCCACCTCTTGGCATTCCAAATACTCCATCATAATCTACAAAAGAATTATCATCAATCTCTTCAACTAACTCATCAAGAGCTAATCCAAAATCTTCCCAACTCATGTATATTTTATTTTTCATTTTTTCTTCTCCAATGTTTTAACTCTTCTTGCAATATCTTTAATTAATGATAATGTAGCTAGTGGGTATTTTCTTCTACTTCTTAATAACTCTTCTATAGTATTTATATTTTTTTCCTTTTTCATCTTAAACACCCCTCTTATTCTTATCCCAAATTATTTTATGTATCTGGACTTGAAATGTAACATTTAGTCCGTCTGCTAATATTTGTTTTACTACATCTTCTCTCTTTATTTTATTCCAAACTGTACTCGCTAGTATTGTACACCTTGGATTATACTTAGTAATTATTCTTTTCATTTCATCATAATCTTCTTGTGTTCCGATTACAAATTTTAACTCATCAAATTCTGTAAGTCTTTCTAAATTAACATATTCCATTTTATCATTCATTCCACTACTAGGACATTTCCAATCCATTATGTAAATAATATTATATGGTTCTTCGGATATTCTTTCTAATAAAATACTACCATTTGTTTCTATTAAAACTGTAGCTTGCAATTTATTTATTATTTTTCTTGAAAGTTCCAACACTTCTTTCTTTTGTAACATTGGTTCTCCACCTGTAATCTCAACTATATCTCCATCTTTATATAATGCTTTTACTTCACTAAATACTTGACGAACACTTTTTATCTTTCCTTGTGAGGTTCTAACTGAATATTTTGTATCACAATTATGTACTAAAACCCGTGGAGCAAAATAATTATTATTTTTTTCAGTTTCAATATTATAAACTTTTATTTTTTTATTCTGACTTCCTGATAGTCTTATATATGCTTTTTTATTTGAATCTATTGATATTTTTTCTATCTTAATGATTTGTTTTCCATTATGTATTTTAAAATCATATCTTCCATGATTTATACTACTATTACATTTTCTACATAATACACATAGATTATCTTCAGTATTATGGCTTGTATTAAAATCAATATGGTGTACCACTAAGTCTTCCTTTGACTTACATTTTTTACAAGTATATTCATCTCGTTTTAGTATTTTTTGTCTCATTAGTTTCCATTCTTTATGACAATGAGTATATTTTGCTTGTTCTATACCTCCTCGCCAGTTGGGATTATCTTTTCCAAATAATCTTGCTCTTCCTTTTTTTATTTTTTCAATTTTCACAGATTCAGCAAACCAAAGTTCATCATTAATTTTTAAATTTCCAGCTGTAATCCACTTACCTTCTACATAAAAAGGATGTTCACTTGTTGTATATATTCTATCGTTTTGATTACATCCATCCTTAAATGTTATTTTAAGAACCTCATTTACTTCTCGACAAAAAGTTTTTTTTATTGTATCTATTTCTATTTTTTTATTTTTTTCATTAAAAGAAAATACTTTATCACCTTTTTTTAAGTCTTTTATTTTTATACCCTTTCTACATTTATTAAATGGTGTTAATATTTTAGTATTACCAACAAGACAATAACTACAATTTAGATTGCAACCAGCAAGTCTTACAAATATACATGGTTTACCTGAGTATGTAGATTCCCCTTGAATTGACCGGAAGATTTCGTGCACTATAATTTTGAAGTCACCTCCGCATAACTTTTAGGGGTCTCGTAAACTTTTACTTTAAACTTTAACTTATCATTTTCAAGTTCTAATGTTTGTAAAATTAACATAGCTAAATGTTCAGCTGTTGGATTATCATGCATTACAAATACTGCATCTGCTCCACATGTTCTTTTAATTTCTTTAATTAATGCTAGATTCTCATCACAATTCTTTAGAATAGTTTTATGGTCAAAGATTGTCTTTATCTTTTTTACATTAGTAAAATCCCAAAGTATTCCAACCTCATCCAAATCTTTTTCTGTTCCTTCAATATCAATTATAACTGTCCAAATATGACCATGTAAATTATTACACAATCCTTTATATCCAACTAACCTGTGGGCTGAGTCGAAATCGAATTTTGTTTGTTCTTTTATTATCATTTTATTTCTCTCCTTAATCTATTTGCCACTGTTATAGCCATTTGGTCAAAGACATATGTTTCAGAAATAAACTTTAAAAAAGCTCTTATTTCTTCTACCGTTTCTTTTTTTATATTTTTTATCATTTTTTCTTTTTTTTGAGTATGAAGAGGGAGCAACTCTCGCTCTTGTCGACTCCCTCGTGAGCTGTGATTGTGAACGGGTACCTTAATTCCCCGCAAGGTAATACATTTATTGTGATTTCAATATTAACTTAATATTGAATTGTTAACCATTTTCGGTCTGGCTTTTCCGGATTGCATTTTTCTACCACTAAACACTCTTTTCCAATAAGCTCTTCAAATGTTGTTACATTAAACTTAGCAAATATTTTCGCTGAGTTACTTTTTGGATGTGTAGAGAACGCCAAGTTTCCAGTCTTTGGATTAACCTTTAAGTTAATATCATTCTTAACTGTAATTGGTTCACCTGCGTCAGTTTCTCCAATTACGTCTGTCTCTACAGTAACTATTGGTTGCTCTCTTTGCAAACCTTCTTTGTAGACACTATTCTCATCGTAATCTGATAACTTTGTACCCTTATACACCTTTGCAATCTTACTTCTAACACCATTGTACTTTTCAGTATCAACAGAATTGTTAGGCATCACTTCTAATCCTAAATCATTAGTACCTTCCATTATTTATTACCTCCATCATTTAATTCTCTTGCCGCATCAGGCTCAGTATCTGAAACCTCTCCTATATTATTTAGGACGACTTTTGTTTTACATACTGGACATTCTATCTCAGTATATTCCTCAAAGAGATTTTCAAAGGTTACCAGTAACATTTCTGGATTCCCTAGCCATCGCATTTCATCGGCTCCAACTATTACATAAAAGCTATCTCCGATTTTCCGCACGTTTCTTTGAACATTATCTATTCTGTTTAATTTTTTATTTTTGTTTTCCATTGTATATATTATTTAATATTATTATATTTATAAATGTTATTGTTTTGTAACATATATTACTTTCTTTTATGTTGCCTTTTAGTTCCTCTTGCATATTTTTTATTAGTTTTTAATGGTTTAGTTACTATACCGTGCCTATCATCATGGCATTTTCTACATACACGAATATATGGAGGTTGGTGATTTCCACTTTCACTATGTTTTGTTAGGAATTTAATCTCCTTACAATCTGGGCATCTTCCAAATATCATAATGTCACCTCCATAACATTTTTACACTTTGTACATATCACTCTATCTTTAAATGGATTAAGTTTAGTATGACATTTTGGACATGGAATCGGATTATATGTTGAGCTATTAAGAATACGAACTCCAGATATAATCATCATAAGTCCACCTATAAGAGGAAATATTCCTATTAATATTAATACTAGAGGTAATGATATTAAACATATAACTCCTCCACCTACAACAAACATGGTTCCAGTTGACTTTAATGCCGCCGCTTCACCTGTTGGTCTTTTTGTTCTTTTCACTGAATTATTAAATTTACTTACCATGACCTATGCACCTCGTGTATTGATTCAATTCCATCATACTCATCAATTTCATACTCAACTCCATCTGGTATTTCTATTACCTTAAGGTTTGCATGTCTATCACTTGCTTCTTCCCCCATATCTTCTACAACTTTTATCAAGTCCTTGTTTGACCTATCCAACCTATATATATCTATATCATATATAAATTTATCATCGGTTAGTGTTTCTCCCCAACCAAAAGTATAAAATCCATTTCCTACATCACTTTTCTTGTCTTTTGAATCTTTTTCAAACTTTTCTTTCCAATTAGGGTTATAACATGGAGCGTTCCTCTTTTTATAATCATCAGAACCACAATAATAATGTTGAACGGTAGTTTTTTCAATAATATCAGACTTCATTTCTATAAGTTTCATAAGAGCTTTTACTGATAATCCGAATCCTCCATAACATTTATTAACTACTACTTTCATTTAAACTCCTCCGGATTAGCTTTTTTATATTCTTCTTCTGTCATCCATCCAGCTTTCTTGAATTTCTCAAGTTCACTTTCTGTAATTCCATCAATTGTACATCCTACTGAATTATATATTTTCATTTGTTTTGCCTCATTTTAATTTTAGTTTTAATGTGCCACTTTATTTGTTTACTTGCTTTTTTAAGACTTGTACCTGGAATAAAGATTAACATCCCTCCAGCTACTATCATCTGAATACTTCCACATGGAACTGGTAAAGTTGCTACTCCTACCAATACTAATCCAACACCTGCTACTATTGCAAGTTGACGTTTGGTCTTATAAACACTTTTCATAATACCAATGTATTGTTGTTCGTCTTTTGTTTTTTCTTTTATTTTTATCATTTTATTTTATCCTTTCTATATAATATTATTATATTCAGAGTATATAAACATTGTTATAGTCTATCATATAGGTTATTTACATTATACAATCCTTATTTAACTGTAAATATCTAAAGTTTCCTTCCTTAATCTCTTCAACAACTTTTTGTGCCAATGCTTTCTTTTTAAAATTAGCGAAGACACTTGTTGATGTTATACCCATGTGTTTTTTCATTTCCTCATATATAAATGTCGAAGTCCTTTTTCCATCCTTTAACATATATCGTAATGATATCATTAACTTTTGATTATTATCTTTTTTAAGTAGTAAGTATTTAATACAATTTAATGACTGAATATAAAAATTAAACATCTCCTCAACTGTATCTTTTGTTAGCACTTTTTTATGATTCCAAACAGCATTTAACATACATAACTTATTTATATTAACTATACCTCTACGTAATACTGCATCTAAAATATGTTTATCATGTTTTGGTAGCATACTATATGATTTTTTAAATTTATCTTTTAATATTGTTAAATGATTTCCTATTTCATTATTTTTATATTTTATTTCGTTTTTATTTTCTTCGTACCACATCTTTGTCTCCTTTAATTTTTCAACTAAATGAAATATATAAATATCCTTATTATATTTATCAATATCATCAGGATTAAACATTTTTTTTATTTGATGATTCTCAATAATTTCACTCATCTCCTCAGATATTTTTGCATCAAAAAATATAACTCTTTGAAATAATCCATTATCTAATATTTTACCAATGACATCATCAAGAGGATAAGATGCTAATAATATTGAAGTATTAGTTTCTGCTTTAATTATAAATCCTCCAACTCCTTTTTCAACTCTTCTTTTTTTATCCATAGCTTGTCGTAATATACTTTGCACTCTCATATTTGCCGCTCCTGGTTTAAATATACTTTCCGCTTCTGGAAAAGCCAACCACTGACAAGTTGACAATACTCCTTTTTCAATAGGAGTTTGATATGAAACTTCATTACCTCTAATTATTTTAGTTTCATCCTCAGCCAATCCATTTTTACTATTAAATTCTTTTAAAGTTTCATTGATTCCACCTACAAGAGTTTTATCAGTTGCCTCACTTAATGTTAATGTACTTAACCCAAAATCTTCAATAACTTTTTGTGTTAAATTAATTCCCTCATCCTTTCCAGTTGAAGTGAATGATGAAAATATACCATGTATTCTATAATCCTTTTCTTTCTCTTGAAGTACTGCTGATAACATTGAATAAAAACATAAATCTTTCCAAAAAGGTTGTGATACAATTTCATGATTCCAAATCATATCCCACATATCTTTCGTAGTCATTAATTTCTTAATATCATCCTCCCCACCAACAAGCTTATGTAATATTGGATGGTCATATTCTTCAGCCCACTTAACCATTTCATATATATTATAGTCCGTAAATTCCCCTACTATTGCCTTTTGAACCCACCCCATAAATTCACTAATAGATTTTCCAGGACATTTTAATATTATCTTTTCTGCATAATCTTTTATCTCTTGCTCATTCAAACCATGCCGAACTAATCCAACGGCAAGATTCTTGAATAGAACACTATTTCTGTTTCCATTCATCAATGGTTCCTCTCTTTCTAATACCCATTTTAAGTAGGGATTACTAAGAAAGTCTGTGAAGTCTTCGTCTTGTTCTAATTTATTCTCCTCATACATCTTTGAAAGTTTCTTAACATAATCTATTACTGCATTAGGAAGTAAATTAATTTTACCATTCTTTTTTATAATTAATCTCTTTTCATTTCCGGTCTTAAAATGTTTTGCATGTTCTAAAGCCAACCATGTTCTTTCACTAGATTTGGTTTCATCAGTTCCAAATTCTTTTATAATGTATGACCTAAACATATTTCGTTCCTTAATATCATATTGTGCTAGGTCTTCAAATATAAGAGAAATATGATAACCTCTACTGCCGGTTGACCAAACGGAATAACTCCAATTCTTATCATCGAGCTTGGTTCTTATTTTAACAAGTTCAGCTGGTTCTTCAATATCTAAAACTATTTCATCAGAGAAAATCTTACGGAGATTAACTTCATTTATTTCTTTCATACTTAATTGGGATAACATCTTTTCTGCCTTCCAAATGTTATGATTAGGTTGGTCTATGAAGTGTACTTTTATATCTTTATATTTTTCTTGAATGTGTTGAAGGAATAATTGCTTATCAGCCATTTGTCACCTTCTCAAGCTCAAGTAATAAATCTCTAATTTTTATACCTTTTTCTGTAAGTTTGACTGGTTTGCTTCTTTTATTATCCTTTCTTTGTTCTGTATCAATCTCAAATATATTTTCATCTACAAGTCTCTTAATACATCCATGAGTCCAGGCAAATGTACCATTAATACTTCTTGCTAGAGTATTGGTAGTGTTGACATGAGGTCCGGTTGCTACTATTAACTTCTGGTCAGTTGTTACAATTATTTGCATTGCTCTGGTTCCTCATAACCTCTTTCATACTCTAATAATTCTCCCATTTCTTGTCTGATATCTCTGTATTCAATCATTAAGTGGGTTGGTCCATCATTGACTCCCATATGTGCGGTGTATGATAAATAGAATTTTAATTGTTCCCCTTCTACATCTATATTTATCTCTTGTGGGAATAATTGTGCACTTTCTTCATTTAATAAAATTGATATTATGTCTGTCATTTAAACTCCTTATATTTAACTATAATCTTTCGACCTTCTTTTGTCTTGCTAGCTATGAGGATTTTGCTGAAGATATGATTATCCAGAAGCCATTGACACTTTTCTTTTTCTTCTGGTTTGAGGTAGCCGTTCACTTTACATTCTACTCCTATTACTTCGTATAAATGATTAACTTTATAAGTTGGTGTTGTTGGTGTATTTATTAAAACGTCTGGTACTAATTTAAATGCTATAAAGTCAGGGAATCCAGCACCCATCATCATTGGTCTATTTGGACCTGCCCATTTATTTTTAGCTTGGATTAGTCTTCCGTGGTCTTTTGCAAAATCAACACCAATAAGTTTATCTTTGGATGGAACTAATATACTTCCACCAAACTCAACATTATTCCCCCACTTATCCACAATCCAACCTTTAGAATTCAAGTCTGCACGAACTCTTCTTTCAAAGTCTGCTCCAGACTTTCTATTTTTCTTTCCTTGCAGTTTATAATCAGTCTTTGTTTCTACCATTCTTTTTTGCCTCTGAACTAAATATATTTTGAGAACAATATATTAAATTGTTTATCTTATATAAATATATTGTTTGTTTTAAATATATTATATTATTTATGTATATTTGGTTGATTGTCAGCAGACTGATTATCCACATCCGCAGTCTTATCACTTTTTTTATTATCTTCCTCTGCTTTGCTTCGGGTTTCCAGATGAATATTTTCGGTTGTAAGTGTAACCTCATCATCCTTTTTTATCTGCTGACTATTAGTTATTAATTCTTTTGTGAATCTATCCCATTGTGATTTACAAAATGGACATTCCCAAATAGATATTCCGTCATACCTTTCTCTAATTTCAATTCCTATAAGTTTTGACCATTTAAATGGCTCTGAATAGTGTTTTCTTATATCTTTATGAATATCCCCACCATCCCAACTTTCGTTACATACCGGACAATTTCCGTATTTGTCTAGTGAGTTCATATTAATTTCTCCCCTGCTAGTTCGTCGATGTCTTTGCGTATTAATTTTCCTGCTCTTAAACCATTGTTAATTCCTTTTTTCAACTCCTTAATAAATTCTTTAACGTCTTTAACGTAGATAAGTCTATCATCTTTATTTGGATTGTGACTTATTATTTTATCACTTAATGTTTTCATTCTTCCATCTCCAGTAATTCTTTATAAGCGTCTTGTAGTGAAATTGAGTGAGCTATAAGGTCTCTCATTATATTAATTACACGTCTTATTTCTTTAGTCTTCATCATCTAATTCCTCCCCTATTCTATAACGCGTATCCCATTCTTTTTTAGAAACTTCTTTATTAAATATCCAATATCTAGATTTATCTTTCTTGTTTAGCTTTAGATTGATACACATAAATCCATTAACAAGATTTTCACAGGAGTCACAGGAGTCACAGGAGTTACAGGAGTCACAGAAGTAACAGGAGTTACAGGAGTAACAGGAGTCACAGGAGTAACAGGAGTTACAGTAGTCACAGGAGTAACAGGAGTTACAGAAGTTACAGAAGTTATTCATAGTCCTCTCTCTCCCTCTCTTCCGAAAATATATTCTGCTTCATCAATTAAATCTTCTGGTTGTGTTTCAGTTTTCATATCAATTTCTCCCCTGCTAGTTTGTCTAATTCTTTAAAAAACCATAATCTTTGAACATTATAACCTCTTAATGATTCTGCATTTATAGGAGAGTTTATTCTA